GCTGCACGCTGCTGCTCAAGGCCATGGGCACCTACGAGCCTGGGCCTGGACGACCGATGTGGATCTACACGATGCGAGACGCGTCCGAGACGATCGCCCGGTTGCGCCGCGTGATGGAGGACCTATGACCCCCTACGCCCGCCTGATACTGGAGGCCCTGATCGCGTCAGGGGTGATCCTCGTCGTCGCCACGCTGGCCGTGTGGGTTTGGGGGCGGATCTGGGGGGTGCGGGGATGACCGCGCGTCCGAAGCTGTTCGTCGAACTCTGTTGCGGCTCCGCTGCCGTCACCCTCAAACTCCTCGGTGGCCGTCACGCGGTCCCGCCGATCTCCTACATGGGCTCGAAGCGCGGGTACGCCGTTACCATCCTCGGCGCCATGGGCCTCCGTTGCGGCATCGGCGCGGACTCGGTCCTGCTGTGCGACGCCGGCCCGTGGGCTCACGTGTGGGCCGTGCTGGCCGACGAGACCCGCTGTCACGAGGTGGCGTCCATCCTTCGCGGCTGGGCCGACGAGGACCCGCGTAGCCTGTGGGAGCGGCTGCGCGAGGAGCACCGGGGCGAGTGGGACGGGTGGACGGTGGAGCGGGCTGCGGGGTGGCTGACGACGACGCTGTGGGCGCGTGCGGCAAATCCAGAGATGGGCTTCGACGACGCCAATGAACGGGTCGAGCGCGGTACTAGATGGGGCGGGAACGTCGGAACCTGCGATGTCGCCCACCGCATCGAATCCGTCGCCGCGTGGTTGCTCTGCGGGCTTTGGGCGCACAACCCGGGCTTCCCGCTCGCAAGCGGATTCACGACAGTGGAGGACCAGCGAGATCGCGGGGGGCGCAATGGTGGACTCCCGAGTCTAGATCCGGTTCTCCCACGCGCCCGAGTCCTGGATTCCAGCCCGCTCAGTATCTACGCAGGATCGGCGGAGGACTTGAGCCCGCCCGGCGACTGCGAGGGGGTGTACGTCTACATGGACCCGCCGTATGTCGATTGCACGAGGTATTCGGTGGACATGTCCCGCGAGACCGTGCTGGCCGTCGCCCGCCGATGGTCCGATGCCGGGGCCGTCGTCTGCGTCAGCGAGGCCGAGCCGCTACCCCTGGACGGCTGGCACCACGTCGAGATCACGGGGGAGAGGGTGGGCCAGAAACGCACGTTCTCCCGCCAGCAGCGGGAGTGGCTGACCATGAACCGGGAGCCGCAGCACAGGCCAGCGGTACAGGGAGACCTCTTTTGATGCGCGCCACCGTCACAGGCACGATCCGACTCCACCGCCCGCCGCCGGATCTCGCCGACGCCGTCCGCTCCGCCCTGACGATCCCCAACCCCGAGTACCTCGATGCGCAGAAGCAGATGCGCGCGACGTCAGGGATGGACGCCGCACTGTGCTACGCGCTGCGAGTCGGCGAGGACATGCTCGTCCCGCGTGGGTACGGGGGCGATCTGCGGGCGCTGTGTCAGAGCAGGGGAGTCGATCTCGAATGCGACTGGACCGGGCTGGCACGGGGCGAGGTGCTGGACGCGCGGTCCTCCGTCGAGCCACGTCCGTACCAGCGGGCCGCTGTCGAGGCGCTGCTACACGGGCTGCAAGGCGTCGTCGTGGCTCCCACTGGCGCGGGCAAGACCATCATCGGATGCCTGGGGATCGTCGGCGCGGGGGTGTCCTCGCTGATCGTCGTGCACACCCTGGACCTGCTTCAACAGTGGAGGCAACAGATCCGCAAGGTGCTCGGCGTCGAAGCGGGGCAAGTCGGCGGGGGCAAGGTGGACTGGCAGCCCGTGACCGTGGCCACCGTGCAGACGCTGCACCGGCTGGGCATGGCCGAGGTGTCCACGCGGGGGGCTGGGATCGGGCTTGTGATACACGACGAACTCCACCACCTCGGGGCAAGCACGTGGTGGGACGTGTGCTCCTGGCTCCCGTGCCTGTACCGCTGGGGACTCACCGCCACGCCAGAGCGCGCCGACGGACTCACCCAGCTCCTGTGGTGGGGCGTGGGCCCGCTGCTGTACGAGGTGCCAGCGAGGGAGCTGCTGGACGCCGGGCACCTGGCCAAGCCGCGAGTCGTGCAGGTACACACGGGGTGGCGGTATCCGGCGTTCGATGAGGCGGCAGAGCGGTTCAAGGAGGTGGAGGCGACGCGGGAGGGCTGGCCCGTCAAGCGCGCGCAGATGGACAAGCAGCGGGCGTTCGCCAATCTGCAATCCGCGCTCATCGAAGACGCCGACCGCAACGCGCGGATCGTGGATCTCGTGCGGCGCGAGGTGGACGCCGGACACCAGGTGCTCGTGCTGTCCGGGCGAGTCGATCACTGCGAGGCCCTGTGCGCCCTTCTGCGGGCCGCGGGGGTGGATGCCGAGGTAGTCACCGGCAAGACGCCGAAGAAGGCCAGGGAGGGGATCATGGGCCGACTGCGGGACGGTACGCTGCCCGCGGCCTGTTGCACACAACTCGCCGACGAGGGCCTGGACGCCCCCGGGCTGGACCGCCTCGTGGTGGCGTTCCCCACGCGCAACAAGCGTCAGGCAACCCAGCGACGGGGGCGGATCATGCGCCCGGGGCCAGGTAAGCAGCCGGTGGTGTACGACCTCGTGGATGACGTCGGGGTACTTCGTGGACAGGCCGCGGCTCGGCTCCGTGCGTACCGCGCGGATCTCGGGGATGTGTCGTTGACGGCGGAGCGGTGGTGAGGTAGGCTCGGATCGTCTCGCGATGCTGGAAACGCGAGCACACCGATTGGGACTAGACCCATGTGTAAAGTGACGACGTAACGGAAGCCGCGCTAGTCCCCGGCACCGTTGCGTTTTTCACGGGCTCCCTCCCGGCCAGCACCGGGAGGGGCCTTTGGAGCCCCTTGTGGCGACGGACAAGAGAGCGGAACAAGCGGTACTCGGCTCCCTGATCATCGGGGACGGGGCCCGTGAAATGAAGCTGGTAGACAAGGACTTCCGCAGGCTCCATCGGCCGATGTTCAACGCCATTAGACGGATCGCGACTAGGGGAGAAGACCTCGACGAAACCACCATCACCGCCGAGATGGCCAAATGCGGATCGAAATCGCTAGAGGAACTGGGCGGATACCAGTACCTGGCCGAGATCGTGTCTGTGGCGACCGAGGAACAGGATGTGGTTGCGGGCGGAAGGGGGTGGGAGAACTGTGAGACCATCGTCTACGCGCTGTCACAGGGACGAAAGCTGCGCAAGATGATGCCCGACGACATCATCCTGGACAGCAATGAACATGGGATACCGGCCGACGCCGACGACATACCGCACCCTGCTGAGTTCGGAGACGTTTCAGGAGATCCAGTGGGAGAAGCGGAATTTGGGACGGTGCTGTACCACTTTCCGGACGCTCCGATACACGAGAACGCCGAGATACCATTTCCCTACTCCATCGACGATAAAGGCCAGCTCGTCAAGCCGGTGACAGAGGGGCAGGGAGATCACGCGAAGACCGTTCCTCGCCCAGTATCAGACGGCCTAATCCTCATCACCGACCTGGACCACGACGTGAATGACGGGCTGACCTATGTCACGCTCGTGTTCAGGGGGCACGGCGGGGCCTGGGGCGATTGCGTGGTGAAGAAGGGTGTGATCGCCAACGCGAACAAGGTCTCGGATCTGGCCAACTTCGGAGCCCCGGTCCTGTCCACACGAGGGAAGGGGATCATCCAGTGGCTCAGTGCTTACGAAGCAGCCAACTTCCGGGTGATCCGCAACCGGAGGATCTCCGGGCGCATGGGCTGGCACGAGGTGGGTAGCCGTCTCGCTGGGTTCCTGTTCGCCGACGAGTGGGTAGGGGATCAGTCCATGGAGATCCACCACCAATCCGAGTCCGGGATCACTCAGCTTGCCCAGGCCGTGCGCGCCGTTGGGAGTATAGAGGAGGAGCAGACTGCCCTCGAGATTTCCATGGCCTTCCCGACCGTGGCCGTGGTCATTGGAGCCGCCCTTGCAGCTCCGATGCTGCGCATCCTCGGGTGTCCTCCGTTCACTCTGTCCCTGTCGGGCACGACTTCGACGGGGAAGACGTCCGCGCTGCGTGTCGCCGGGGCCATATGGGGAAGCACGGACGAGCGAAAGCCGGACTCGATCCTCCAGACGTGGAACCAGACCCAGAACGCCATCATCGAAAAAGCGTCCAGTCTCGACGGTATCCCGTTCATGCTCGACGACACCCAGGTGGCCACGGGCCACAACGTCATCCAGAACACGATCTACGCCCTCAGCACGGGCCGCGGGAAGGGGCGGCTCAACAGGCTGGGCAAGGCCGTCGGCGAGAAGTCCAGCCGAACGATCCTCATCTCCACGGGCGAAATGCCCATGCTCGAATCCAGCCACCAGGGGGGGACGAGAGCCCGTGTGCTGGAGGTGTGGGGGGATCCGTGGGGGACCTACTGCGCAGCGACAGGGCAGAGGATAAGGGCGGCGATGCACCTGACAGAGCGCAGTTCAGGGAACACAGGGCGAGCGTGGATTCGGTACCTACTGGATACCCGAGGGGAGTGGGATCACTGGCAACGCCTTCACAAGTCGAGGCAAAAGCAGCTCGAAGACAGGCTAGCGCAGATCCACGGAAACAGGCACGGGGCCCTGCTAGGGCGGTTGGCTGAGTACATCTCCGTGATTGAGTCGGCGCTGTACATCGCCACGGAGGCGGGGATCATCAGGGACGAGGGGCACAGTGGGAGAGTCGCTGCCATCGAGCACCTGGCGGACGGAGCCATCTCCGAAGCCGTGTCCAAGGATGTCCCCATCGAGGCGCTGAAACTCGCTCTGGAGATCGCCACGTCCCGGCGAAAGGACTTCTATGAGGGGGTGCACCATTCGGCGAACGACGCGCCCTACGCGGGGTGGATGGGCCGCTGGGATATCGGGGCGGATAGGATCTACTTCGTGCCCAGCAAGCTCAAGGCAGCGCTGGAGGATGAGGGGTATCAGTACGGGGCACTCGTGAGAGCGTGGGCCGCACGGGGCTATCTGATCACCCAGGGCGGCAAGCACAACTCTGTGGTGACGAGGCTCGGAGAGACTACCTGCAGGATGGTAGCCGTCACCGTGGCGGCGCTCAAGAAGGAGCTGGGGTTCGATCCGCAAGCCGACGATCAGAGGACGTTTGGCGCTGAAGTCGAGGGAGATTGAGCCGCCGTGTTACCACTTTTGTTCGATTTGTTACCACTTGTTACCACTTCTGTTACCACCAAAAGCGTAGTGATATCAAGAGGTTACGGCCATGTTACCACTGTTACCACCTGGGAGAGAAGTAACCCCATACATGTGTGTGCGCGCGTGATGTGCGCCCCCGCGCGTGGAGAGATCACATGCCTGGTGGTAACAAGGTAACAAGTGGGTTAAGTCCGCAGAATCATTCAGAAAGTGGTGGTAACAAAAGTGGTAACAAAGCACACAAAAGTGGTAACAGAAGTGGTAACAGACTGGATTAGGAGGACGGACATGGCTACTTTCATCGAGATCGGGGGCGAGTGATGGACGAAACCACACGACTGCGGGCGCTTCTCCAGGACGCCTCGTTTCTCTTCGTGGACGTGCACGCCGCGATGGCCGAGCTGCGCGAGACGGCGCCGGAATACTGGCGTGTCAACGGCATCGGTGACCAGATCACCACGTGGCAGGCAAGGGCGGCGGAGGCGCTGGCAAGGCCCGAGGTGCTGGCGACGACGTGGGACAGGGGGGCGACGGGGGCGATGGCGCCAACCGGCGGGCCGAGATTCGGCCAGAATGGCCGGGGATTCGGGGGGGAGTGATGGGAGCCAGCCAACGACGCAAGGGCGCCACGTGGGAGCGCGATGTCGCCAACATGCTCCGCGAGGCCATGCCGGGCGCCCACGTCCAGCGCGGTCAGCAGTCGTGGGACAAGAGCACAGACCCGGACATCCGGTGCCCCTATTTCGCGGTCGAGTGCAAGGTAGGGGCCACGCCACCGATCCGCCAGGGGATGCGCCAGGCCGTCGAGACCGCCGGGGACAGGTGGCCGGTCGTGGTATCGAGGCGGAACACGCCAGCCTTTGAGAAGGCGGAGGACTGGGTCACGATGCGCATGGAGGACTGGCAACAGCTCGTGCGGCAGTGGTGGGATGCGTTCGGGGAAAGGGAGTGGGTAAGCGAGGACACGGACTCCAAGGTCGCGAGATGCCTCCGGGACATCTCCGCCGACGAGATGGATCGGCGATGACCCAGCTCGACATGATACCCACGCCCGCCAGGGACACCCGATGCCGCGAGATGACCGGCCGCTGCTGGACGCCCATCGAAGGGTCGAGCCCCCCTCGTGGACGGTGCGCCCTGGGGTACCGGCACGTCCAGCAAGGCGCCGCGTGCTACGACCTGCGAGGGACGACGGGGCACCTTGACCCGTGCTGGGAGCGGGATCGGATCAATCGGCTGGAGACACAACGCGCCCTGTTCGGGGCTGGGAGGACAGGATGAGACGAACGCCACAACAGCATCGCGACTTCGTGATGGGCAACGTGATCGCGAGGCACCGCGCAGAGATGGACATGCTGCTGTTCGGCACAGGGTTCGTGATCAAGCATGGGGACGGCCGAGTCGAGCGTGTCGATCCCCGTGACGTGACGTGCGTGGGACGTACGTGGTTCATCGGCGGAAAGCCCGATACGAGGCTGGAGCCGGTCGTCACGATACCTGAATACAAGGCGGAGAAACCATGCTAGCCCTCACCCTGCACCGCCCATGGGACCAGGCCATCACACGCCTCTCCAAGGCCATCGAGAACCGCACGTGGAAGCCTCCGCAGTCCGCGATGGACCATGTGATCGCCATCCACGCGGGACTCAAGTGGGACGAGGACGGAGCCGAGTTCATCGCCATGCTCGAAGGCCCGCAGTGGGAGTTCTTCGACGCCGACAGCCCGACGGGGATCGTGGGCGTGGCGCGGATCGTAGGGTGGTTCAACACCATCACCGACGAACGAAAGGCAGCATGGAACCGCGAGCACATGGTGAAGGAGCATCGGTGGTCCCCGTGGCGCAGCGGCCCCTACTGCTGGGTGCTGGCCGACAGGCGCCCCCTCCCCATGCCCGTGCCGTGCAAGGGCGCCCAGGGGCTGTGGACGGTGCCCACGGACGTGGAGCGGGCGGTGAGGGGGCAGTTGTGACCACCGACCCCCGTGACTACGACCCCCGCAAGCGCGATGCCGAGCTGCCCGAGGATGGCAAGCCAGGACGCGACACCAGCCCCGACACAGCCGTCCGCGAGACAGCCCGCGAGGAGATCCGAGAGAACCGGGAATGGTACGGAGATCACCCACCGTGCGTCGAGTGCGAGGAGACGGGCGTCCCCGTGGTGGACGGCCCCGACGTCAGCACGGCGAACCTCATGGGCTGCGAGGCGTGTGGTCGCAAGCCCCTCAACTGGACGCGGCGATTCAAGCGGGCGATCCGCGCGGCCGAGAACGTCGAGTTCGTAGTGGTGAGGAGGAGGAGGCGATGAGGGACTGGAAGCAACAACTTGCGGACCTCGATCCGCTGGTACGAATCGACTACGAGATCGACGGACAACCGGCCGTCGGTCACATGCCGTTGAGCGTCGTTACCAAGCTGCGAGCGATGCCAGAGGAGGACGCCAAAAGGATGTTCAGGTACATCCCGGACGACGATCCGCAGGACTGCCAGGAAGATGAAGACGAGACGAAAGAAGGAGGATGAGATCGATGATCACCCTACTCTGTGACGACTGCGGGCAGGCGTTCCAGGCGCCCGTGTACACCCCGCGCTGTCCCCCATGCGCCACGAGCCACTGGAGCGTCTACGGCCCCGCCAGGGACGCCCTGCTAGCCGCCGATGACGAGGTGGAGACCACCCTATCCATCCCCTTCGATGACGTGACACACGCCGCCATGGTCTCCGGGTGGCTCGCGGATCTCGGGGTGCACAACACCCTGTCCACACGAGACGGCGCCATGGTCCTGGAGTGCCAGTGGGCTCCGGGGCTGGCTCGGCTGCGAAAGGAAAGCCCATGAGGATCGACGACTTCGACGACGACGAGCTGAGGGCCATGTTCGAGGGCACCCATCCCCTGATGCGTGAGGCCGAGACCGATCCCTGGGAGACCGCCATGGCCATCCTGCGTGGTGCTCAGTTGCCACTCAGGCGGGGGATGCTGCTGGTCAACGGCCTGGTGGTGACACGCGGGGAGGAGGGGCACGAGCCGCGGGAGGAGGGGGCGCAGGTCCGCGTCTGCGGCCATGGGTACGAATACACGGCGGTGTGGAGCAATGGAGATTGGACAAGGGGCGGCGCGTACAAGAACGCCATCCCCGACATCCGAGACCCGTGGACCGCGCGCATGGTGTGGCACGATCTCCACGCGCGCTTCGCCGGCGAGGACCGCAGCAAGACCCCCAACCATGACCAGATCCTCGCGCTGATCGTGGCCACGGGGGGATACGAGAAGCTGACCATGGACGAGCGCAAGGAGCGGCACAGGGCCGTCGTCGAGGAACAGCAAGCGGCCCGCGAGACGGGCAAGGGGAGGACGCTGTGAAGGGACTCAACGGAGGACTCGGACAGCAGGATCGCATGATGATCCAGATGCTGGTCCAGGGCGAGGTGAAGGATCAGACCAAGCAGCTACGGGAGGTCATCGAGCACCGTCTCCAGTTCATGGCCATGGCCATGGATCGCCTCAGCTCCGAGAGCATGGCCCGCACGTTCGAGGCGCGCACCAACGAGGACCGCATCACGGTGCTGGTCGAGCACCTGGTGGACGACGTGTACCCCCTGACGCCGAACCCCGGCATCTTGAGGGACCAGCTGGATGCGCGCTTCGCCGAGATGTACGCCAGCCGCGCCGAGGAGTTGCGCCTGCGCAAGCTGCCCTCCGAGATCCTGGTCACGGCCGCCAACGGCTCCGACGCCGTGGTCACGGCCTGCGTGGACGAGACCGAGGAGCAGACCACGGTGACGCTCCTGGTCGAGCACCTACCCGCCGCACGGGCCTACCAGGGGATTCATGGGGTGCAGTTCGTGGAGGGGCTCAAACGCGATGCCATGGGCCAGGCACGGGGGGCCGTGCGGGAGATCCAGCGGGGACTCGACGCCGCTCGTGAGGAGGACACGGAATCATGACAGACTCCCTACAAGCATGCATCGTCTTCTGGGACGAGATCGGCCCCATCGCCGAACAGATCGTTGAGCGCCTAGATGACGTCGGGTTCAACGTGTCGCTGGAGTACACCACGGTGGGTGACCGGCCGAGCTACCCTCTGATCGTCTTCAAGGTGGAGCCATGATCCCCACACCCCGACTCGAGGAGCTACGCGACGAGCACGCGCAGACCGCCGAGGACCTCGTGGAGCTGCGCCAGGGGTATCACGCGCAGACGGCCCTGGACACGGCCCTGGCCATGGAGGAGTTGCTGAGGCGCCGGGAGGCCGGGGGCTGGCGTCGCTTGGCTGTGGCCGCCGCCGTGGGTACCAGCGCGGGTCTCGCGTTCGTGCTGGGATGGTGGCTGGGATGAGGAGCACAGATTCATCCATCGGACCCTTCGACGACGCCCGCACAGCCTTCGCCTTGTACCGCTGGGGGACCTACCTGAAGCAGGCTCAGGCCGACATCGAGGCAAGCGGCTACATGGTTCACCGAGTTCCAGAATCACCGTGGCTCAATGTCATCTGCGCGAGAAGCGAAAACTCCCTGCTGTGTCAGCGCGAAGGGGGCTCTGCGGAGATGGGCGACGACAGCTTCGCCATCGAGGTCAAAGGGATCTCCGGGTGCGTGGCCACTCTGGAGATGGCCTACCGCAAGGACATGCTTAAGGCGCGGCTGCTCGATGGGAAGACCGTGAGATCGTTCCTGGTCCAGGTCAACGGCCGGCGACTGAGCCAGGGGTTCGGCAGGCTCGCCCACCTGAAGCACGACCTCGTGGAGGCCGGGGAGTTCACCGCCGAGCAGTTGGACGCCATGCACCCCCGACTCGTGCGGCTGGCGTGGTTCCGGGTTCGCATCCTCATCCCAGGTAGCATCGATCTCCTGTGGTACGGGTACGCCGACGTGAACCACAAACACAAGGTGGTGGCCTACCGCGACGGAACGGGACCTGGAACCGGGCTCCTTGCCGCATGGCACCTGATGAAGGGGAGGACCAAGTGAGCCTACTTCGAGACCTTGTCACGTACACATGGGAGGGCCTGCTCGACGGGCCCATGGACGGTTTACGTGGGGCGCTGAGGCTGCACACGCCAAACCTGTACCAACCCCGCTACACGCCCAAGGACTTCGAGCTGAGGAAGATCCGGTGGGCCCGCTCGCTGGGGGTCAACATCTCGCAGGAGTACCTCGACGACATCGTGATTGACGTGGGCCAGCTGTGACACCGGATTGAAAACACGCCACCGACAGCACCGAGCGCACAGGCTGGCCACTGCAAGCCGTGGAGCCCGACATGAGGAGATCCTCCCTCGAACCGCTTCCGTAGTTCCTCTCGCGTAAGAGAGAGATCCGGAGATCGCCGCGTGCGTGCGCGAGGAAGCGGCCTGTCAGAGTTCGCCGATCCTGTCAAGCGACTTGCCTGTATTTCTCGCTTCATGGCGGATCTGGTGGACGGTGAAAATTCGAGGTGGTAGCTATGAATCAAAGGGATGTGCCGTGCCGAAGCTCTCGAAGGAGGACCGCCAAGTCGTCGAAAATACCGTCGAGGCGGTGATCGTCAAGGGCCAGTGGAGCCGGACATTTGCCCAGGGGTTGGCCAGGAAGTACGGCCTTACCGAGGACGCCGTCTACAAGACACGGCAGCGGCTGTTCGCCAGGTGGGCCTCAGCCAACACCGGCCGCTCCGTGGATAGCTGGACCGCCGAGATCCTCGCCAAGATGGAGCATGCCTACGGGGTATGCCTGAAGGACAAGGACCGCCCGACAGCCCGCGGCATCCTCAACGACATGGCCCGCATCACGGGCGTCAGTAGCCCAGAGGTCATCGAGCACAGGATCACAGGGCACAACGGCGGGCCCGTTGAAATCGACGTCAAGGTGGACCACGTGCTGACGCTACTGGCCACTCAGATGTCGAGCATGCGCCTGGACCAGCTGGCAGCCCTGGGAGTCGGACAGGAGGTCTTGGATGGCGACGCAATCACCGCCCACCGCGGTGGGAATGGAGGGGGTAGACCTCTCCTCGTTCCCCCCGGCAGCGCGGAAGAAGCTCCTGACGGGGATACAGAAGCTGGCGACTGAGGAGTACCGGCGCCGCACCACCAGCAACGCCTATCGCCTGGCTACCAGCGCCCTACGTGATGCCTCCCCCGCCGAGCTCGCCGAGGACTACCCCCTGGTGCGTGCGGCCTACGACGCCTATCCCAGCGCGTGGCTCGACCTGGCCCGCGCGCACCCCGCACCCTACATCGAGTACGCGATCCGCGACGACGCCCCGCACAGCCCCACCCACGGCCAGCGCCTCCACCTGGGCAAGATGCACCTGGAGATGGTCCAGGTGTTGCTGCGCCACCGACTTGCCGCCTGCATCTCCAGCGCCGAGCACGGGGCGACCACCATCGTGATGGGCATGGTCGAGTGGAGCCTGGGCCGCAATCCCGACAACCGGATCAAGGTGCTCGGCGAGGACGACGACTCGCCCAAGAAACGGGTGCTTCGCCTGCGCAACCGGATACAGTCGTGCCCCGAGATCCGCCACGTGTTCCCCGCCATGCGCCCCACCAAGGCCGACCAGTGGACGATGCAGCGCTTCTACGTAGCCAGGGCTATGGACAGCCAGGAGCCCAGCGTGGAGGGCCGAGGCATCCTGGGTGCAGCCACGGGCGGGCGCACGGACATCGCGGTCTACGACGACGTGGTGGGCAAACGCAACGCCATCACGCAGCCCGCGCGGAGGCCCCAGGTGAAGACATCGTTCTTCAGCGACTGGTTCGGCACAGGAGCCCAGGGCCGGCACTGGTACGTGGCCAACTACTGGGCCAGCGACGACCTCACGCAGCACCTGCGCCACCTCGCCGAGCAGGCCACAGAGGACTTCACCCCGCAGACTCAGGAGCTACCCTCTGGCGGCAAGCTGATCGTGGGCCGTGACTGGGTCTACCTGGAGCACACGGTACGCCGTGGCACCAACATCAGCCCCTGGCCCGAGCGCTGGAGTGAGGAGGAGATCGCCACCGTCCGGAGGATCACCCCTCCCCCAGACATGGCCCGGCGCTGGGAGTGCCGGCGACCCACGGCCGGCGAGGAGGAGATCCAGCCCGAGTGGATGCGGTACGCCCCGGCCCCCCCACTGGACCAGTTCGAGGCCATCATCCAGTTCTGCGACCCAGCCAGCGGCGAGGCCAGTAGCAACGACTACACGGGCGAGGCCATCGCGGGTATCCGGATGGTCAAGGGAGCCGAGGGCCAGGACTCGTTCCCCATCGTCCACTTCCTGCACGCGGACCACTACCGGCTGCGGATGACCGACCGAGTCAAGCTGTTCCACCGCAACATGGTGCGCTTCAAGGTCACGGACCCCGCCATCGAGAACAAGCACGACGGCAAGACCATGGCCGACATGGTGGAGGACGTGAGCGGGCGCCGGCTCCGCAGGCCCACCCCGACCCAGGGCAAGCGCGAACGCATGGTCCGATGGATTCCCCTCTTCCGGATGGGGCGTGTATTCTTTACGCCAGACATGCACCCCGACACGGTGGCCCTACTCAACGATTCGGAGGCCCCGAGCATCGTGTCGGAGATCCTGGGCACCGCGGAACACGACGACATCCACGACGCCGCCGAGGGCATCCTGGAGATCGCCAGCGAGCTGTTCGTGTTCGGCGAGCAGGAGTTCCCCGTCGCGATTCACGGCGTGACCGACAGGCCCACCGAGGACGCCGCCAGGAAGCAGGAGGACCCAGGCCTGCACCCGCTGCTACGCAAGCCCCAGGACCTCGACGACGACGCCATGGGCCCCGATCCGTTCGATGACTGGACGTCCGAGACGACAGCCGTGCTACCGTAGGAGCCGTGAGAATGACCAGGAGGTCGCCATGGATGTGAGTGCAGAGAAGGCCGTTATCGGACGCCTGAGCGCCGGGCAGTACATGAGGAACATGGGTAAGGCCCTACTCGGCAGGCCCACCGTGTACGGCACGGACCAGCGGCTGCTGGAGCTGTCGGTGATGGTCCAGGCCATGATCTCCAAGAGCCTGATGGAGGAGACAGCGAGCCCCTCGTGGCGGCAGCAGCAGGGCGATTACAGCCAGGAGACCATTGCATCCAAGGCGTTCAAGTTCTACGGCCTCAATCCATGGGTCTACGCCTGCGTGTACGCCAACTCCAACAGCTACGCCTCGGCCCCCCTGCAGTTCAAGGCCGTGACCCGCGAGCTGGACGAGGAGGGCAACGAGACCAAGACCGAGAAGCTAATCACGGACCCCCGCGTCCGCAAACTCCTGCGACGCCCCAACCCCTACGAGACCATGTACGACCTGAGGGAGGCCACGTGCGCCTACCTGGAGCTGTGCGGGACCGCGTACTGGGAGGTGGGCACGGACCCCGCCACGGGCGACGTGGTGGCCCTGTGGAGCGTGCGCCCCGATCTCCTGGAGCCCGTGGGCACCAGGGACAAGCTCATCACGCACTACGTTTTCAAGGGCCAGAACGTGGGCCTGCCCGGCAACCAGGTCGTGCCCGCCGAGCGCATCATCCAGTTCCGCTACTTCCACCCCACCTCGGACCACATCGGGTTCGGCAGCTTCGAGGCCTCGGCCCTGGCCGCCGAGCAGATGATCCGACACAGCCAGTGGGACCGGGATTTCTGGAAGAACGGCGCGCGCTTCGACACCTTGTTGACCACCGACCAGCCCATGAGCGGCGAGGCCCTCAACCGCATGGTGGGGCTGTTCGAGCGCCGTCACCGTGGTGCAGGCAAGGGGAGCCGCACGGCCGCCCTCAGCCACGGCCTCAAGGCCCAGGTGATGGACAGCGTCAAGGACATGGACTGGGAGAAGCAGCGGAAGATGAGCCGCGAGGAAGCGTTCGCGTGCTTCAACGTGGTGCCCGCAGTGGTCAGCGTGGTGGACGAGGCGCGGTTCAAGAACGTCGGCGAGCAGCTCGAACTCTACTGGGCCAACGGGATGGTGCCCAAACTGACCAAGGAGCGCGGCACCCTGGACCGTGACCTGTCCCCGCTGATCTCCCGGATGATCGGTGGCGGCGAGGTGGTAGCCGCTCATGACCTCAGCAAGATCAAGGCGCTTCAGCCGGACCTGGACAAGGCCACGGACCGCTCGGTGAAGCTGTTCGTCAACGGCCTGGTCAAGCGCAACGAGGGCAGGGCGCTGGTCCAACTCGACGCGGTGCCCGATGACGAGGACGGCTGGTATCTGGACGTGGCGTCACCCATGGGAGCCCTGGGGTATCAGCCCGTCCAGGCCAGCCTCGAACTCGAGGACGGCAGCGTGCGCGACCTCACCCACAGGGCGCTCCCGTCGCCAGCGGCAGAGGGGGTGAAGGCAGCGTCCATCCTCCCTTTCGCCAGCGCCCAGGCGAAACGCGGCTAGAGAAGCGTCAGCGCCAGGGCGACACCATCCTCGGGTTGAGGGAGATCCGAATGCGGGAACTGCAGACCCAGCTCCAACAGCTGTACGTGGCGATGGAGGCCGCGACCCTGGCGCTGATCATGGAGGCGCCCGAGACCGAGCTGGCGAAGTCCCTGGCCCCTCGCCCCCAGGTGGTGCAACTCTGCAAGTCGATGGCCATGCCCCGGCCCGTGACGTGCTCGTGTTGCGGCGAGACGGCGATCTCCCCCTACGTGTACCTGGAGAAGGATCTGGCCGTGGCCGACTTCCTCGACGGCCTGACCGAGCTGGCCCGGCGCAAGCTGCTGGACATCCTGGCCAACGCGGGGATCGTGACTCTGGAGGTCAGCGGCGAGGTGGCCCTGGTGGGCGTGCTGGGTCAGCCGCTGTCCGACTTCGCCATCGCCGAGGCCGTGTTCCGAGAGTGGTTCTCGCACTCCGTAGCCGTGACCGGCGGCGTGATGAACACGATCTCCATGCGCCTCGTGAATACCTTGAGCACGGGGCTTGCGAGCGGGGCCACGAGGGCAGAGCTGGCCAGGGAGATCGCGCTGACGTGGGACAGCCTAACCCTCAAGCACGCGGCGATGGTGGCGCAGGTAGAGTCGCACGCAGCCACGAACTGGGGGACATTACTTGGATACGAGTGGGGCGGCGTGGAGACGAAGGAGTGGATGCACTTTCCTGGCTCCAGCAAGGAGCCTCGGATTGCACACGGACTGATGGACGGACAGGTCCAGCCCACGGACCAGCCGTTCGTGGAGCCCGGCGGGGTGCTGCTCATGTTCCCGGGGGACTACTCGGCGCCGTTTGGATCCACACACGGCTGCCACTGCCAGGTGATGCCGGGTCCGGTTGAGGTGTAGCCCCGTCCCTTCGTGTATCCTACCCCCAGGAGGCACCCATGCCCGACAACTCCAAGATCAGAGCGATGCTCGACGGCCCACCTGGTGAGGGTGGACTCGTCATCGGCAACAGGACGATCCCCGTGCACGATATGCGATGCAGCATCCTTTCACAGCAGGCCGTCGAGGCAATCAAGGCCGACGTACCAATCAGCATCCCGTCACCGCAGCGGTTCACCGGGACGTTCACCTTCACGCTTCGCCGCAGCGTGGCCGACCTCCTGGATAAGTACGCCGACGACGAGGAGCAGGACTGATGCCCTACCCCAACCAACACGCCGCCCGCCTGCGAGACCCCGACGACTTCGAGGCCGACACCATGGTTACGCTCACAGAGCAGTTCCCGGACGGCATCACGGCCATCGCCGGCAAGCTCACGGGCGAGGACTCCATCACGCTCCATGCGGTCCGCTTTGACGCCGAGAAGTGGACCGCGGCCGAGGCCCGGGAGTGGATGCGAGACCACCCGGATCTGGGCGAGGTGATCCTGTTCGAGGAGGCCAGCGGGGAGAAGGAGAAGGCCGACGAGCCAGCCACCCCCGAGCCCGGGTCCGTCGCCGACAAGGGCATGGCCAGCGAGGTCCGGGACCGCTACCGCCACGCCCGCCTCGTGGTGCTCACTGACGAGGAGCTGGTCGCCGCGCACGACCTGGTGCACCAGCTGTTCGCCGACCGCGAGGAGGGCGCCACCACGGCCGGCTACAGCAACGCCCACCTCGCCACGCTACGTGTGTTGGCCGAGCGCGAGATGGAGCACCCCGCACCCATGGAGGGCACAGAGGCCCTGGACGAGATGACCGCCGACGCCGTACTGAGCAAGACCCTCGTCGTCAGCAAGGTCTGGCTGTCCAAGGCCGACGGGCGTCCCGACGTGGTCTACATGGTCGTGCACGTGCCCTTCGAGCTGGACGGCCAAGGCGACTGGTTCGACGACCGCGACGTGCTGGACATGGCGCACGAGTGGGCGCTCAATGGCTTCGTGCTTAACCTCGAGCACGACAAGGTGCCGGGGCTCCAACTGCAACCGGGGGAGGCCCAGGTGGTGGAGTCAGCCACTGCGCCCGTCACCTTCATCGTGAACAACCAGGGCGTCGAGCGGGCCTACCTGTCACCGGAGCTGTTCGGCGATACGGAGATCCCAGCTGCCGTGCTGCCTCACACCCGCGTGGACGAGGAGGCCGGCGAGTCCCTGATCCCCCGCACGTCGTGGATTCTTGCGGTCAAGGCCAAGGGGCGGGTGCTTCAGTGGTTCGCGGAGGGCAAGCTCACGGGGCCTAGTTTTCAGGGGCCGGCGGCGGCTCTGTACGACAATCGGTCGGCTGCGCTAAAGCAAAAATACCCATGATCACAGCCACGCCCACGTCCTTCGCCATCGGATGTCGTATACAGCCTGAATAGATACCCCGAAGCGCTTTGCTATCTTGTTGGCCGGCCCACGCCAAGCAAGTATCTCCCGCGCCTGAGCTTCTGTGAGCTTCGACATTCCATGCCGTTCACCCCTATTCGACGTGCCATGCTCTACGCGATCCAGCTGGTTGTCGGATGGCGTGCCCCAGCAGATATTGTCGATGTGGTTGTTGGTCTGATCACCGTCAAGATGTCTGCACTGCATGCGGGCTGGCCTTGGCCCCACAAAAGCCAAGAGAACGAGCCCGTGAATTCCGAGGAGTTCGACCCTGTTTTCGCGGCTCAAGGCGACACGCCCGTACTTGGGTGTCGTGCGGCACTCCTTGAGAATGCGACCCGGCCATCGGCAAGTGTACCCGGGACTATGCAGGATCTCCCGGTCCAGAGAGCGCACACGCCCAGCGTCGCTGACTTCGTATCGACCCTCATAGCCGGGCACAGCTTTCCATGTTTCTGATTTGCTTGTAGACTTGTTTGGCATCGGCGGCACCTCCATGCCTCTGGTGTAGAAGGCTGCCGGTAGCTCGGCGGCTTTTACTTATTATACCGCCGTCCACAGAAAGCGCAGCCGCTCATCGGTCCATCTCCCGCGCCAGATCGCACCACGCCTGAGCCCACGAGAACATCGCACTCCTGGCCTCTCTGTCAGCATCGACGAACGCAGGAACTTCCAGGATCTCCATCGCCTCTGGGTGATCATGGTTCGGCCACGCCAAAGCCCCCTCGTCCATCCATGCGTGCCACCCGAACAGGCGGATGAACTCGTCCCGCGTCCGGCTGTGGAAGACGACGCCCCATATCCACGGCACGGAGTCCATGAACTCCCGCGAGATCCCGAACCCAAAGATGGTGTAGGTCTGGCCGTCGAAATGGAGATCGTCGGTCATCACCCATCCCCCTTGTGTCGCCGGTTCCTGAGCCACCTCTCAACGTCCGTGATCCTGTAGCGACAGCGAGACTGACGCCCTCCCAGCTGGTGGTACGCGGGCCCCACCCCGCCCATTCTCCAGCGCCTCAGCGTGCTCGTGTGAACCCCCAGCATCTGCGCCACCTCCTTGCTCGTCAGCAGGTCTCGGTCCATGCGGCCTCCGTTGCGTTGCTTTTGCGAGCGTAGCGTAGCACGGCGTATCGCGAAATTGGAGAACCGTTGCGCCTGAAAAGATCGCGCGGCTAGCGTGGAAAGCGAAATGGACATCCCGAACGAGCTGCGAAAACGATACTCCAGGCCCGATCACTACTCGGATTCCGAGTGGGATCAACAGCTGGAGTTGCTCGCCGGCGGGCGCCAGTTGACCGCAGCCGCCCCCAACGCCGTGGCCCTGGCCCAGACCCCCGCCATCGGCGCCACCGTGTACGCAGCCAAGAGCATGGAGACCCTCATGAGCGAGCACGCAGACCTCGGCGTGGTGACACCCGACGCCAAGTTCGGAATGACCAAGGACGCCGCCATCGCCGCATCTTCCCGCATCAAGGCGCTGGCCGAGACATGTGCGCAGGTGGCCAAGCACATCGACGCCCGGGCCGGCAAGGGCGCGAGCACCACACTCGGCGAGGACCTCGATGCCGCACTGAGTTCCGTGGGTGTCGCCGCTCTCGACGCCGCCTGTGGGCACTTCGGCGCCGTGGACCTGAGCAAGGCCATGGACGGCGAGGAGCGCAAAGAGAAGGCCCTGAGCGAGGAAAACGTCACCGCCGCTGTCCAGCACATCGGGGCCGCCGTGGAGTCCCTGCTCGACGTGCGCCGCAAGGTGCAGGAGGGCGACGAGGACACCGCCGCCATGGAGGCACAGCTCAAGGCCGTCACCGACGCCATCGCGGGGATCGCCGCGCTGATCAAGGGGGAGTCCGCCGAGGAGCCCACCGAGGCCGAGGTCGAAGCCGCGAAGGTCGCCGCCGCCAAGGCCGAGCCGCCCGCCGAGCCCACCGAGGAGGTGGACACGGAGAAGGCCGCCGAGATCCTCACCAAGCTGGTGCAGGAGAAGCTGGTCATTCTCGTCGAGGTCGCCACCGCGCTCCAGGCTGGTGTCGGGACCATGGACGCCAAGGACGCACAGGCGCAGTTCAGCAAGCTGGCCGACGCCGTGTGGGGAGTGCGCGACGACTTCCTGATGTTGGCCAAGTCCATGGGCCACAAGGTCGCCGACCGCGTGGACGTGGCCCGCGTGACCGCCCTGGAGAAGGCCATGGCCGAGATGAAGGTCTCGGTCGCCAAGTCCCTGAAGGAACAGTTCGCCGAGATCACGCAGACGCAGGAAGCCGCAACCCAACTCCTGGAGGCCTTCGAGGCCGCCGTGGGAATCGCATCCATCCCCGCCAGCTAGGCGGATGGTCACGAAAGGACCTCTCATGCCCATCGATCTCAACCGTTTCCGTGGAGCTCGTGACCAGGCCAGCCAGGCGCGCGAGACCACCGCAACCCCCGCCCGCGCCACCGGCTACAGCCAGGTGCGTGGAGGCGGTGCCCATGGCGCCGAGCAGGTGAGTCTGGCCAAGACCCTGCTCCGCACCAGCTACAACGCCAGCCCGGAGCTTCGGCGCTACCAGAGCGCGTGCGACGACCTGCACATCGCCAAGAGCATGCTGACCGCCGCGTGTGAGCTGCGCCGTGAGGACCCCAGCTGGGTGGACGATGCCCTGCTGTCCTCGCCCATGGGCATGGCGCAGGCCATGGCCGCGGTGGATCTCAGCAAGGCGATGGACACCGCGACGGCCAACGAGGGCCTCGAGTTCATCCCCAACGAGTTCTCCAGCCAGTTCATCGACCGCTTCCGCCTGGAGATGAAAATCTCGGCGATGCACGAGCACTTCACGATGCCGAGGTCCCCGTGGACCCTGCCCATCGCGGGTGCCGACCCCGTGGCCCGGCGCATCCCCGAGAACCTGACCGACAACATCTTCCTGAACACGGCGCTGACCCCGGCCATCACCCCGGTCACCGGAAACCAGCAGTTCGTCGCCGCGACCCTGGGCGCGATGGTGGTCATCTCCCGCGACCTGGAGATGGACTCGATCGTCCCCGTGGTGCAGTTCGCCCGCACTCGCTTGACCGTGGCTGCCGTGCGCGCCATCGAGAACGCCACGCTCAACGGGACGCGCTGGAACGCCGTGCACATCGACGCCGACGTCGAAGCCGACGTCAACAAGGTCACGCGCTCCGAGGTGCTGTGGGACGGCTACCGCCAGATCATCGCCAACCGCGCGGCCGTGGATGCGGGCTGCCGTCGCAACTTCGCGGGCAACGCCATCAGCACCAAGCTGCTCCGCACCCTGCGCAAGGAGCTGGGCGTCTACGGCGTCAACCCCGAGGATCTGATGTATGTGGTCAGCCCATCGGGCCACGCGCAGATGCTGGACCTGGACGAGCTGCTGACCGTGGACAAGCTGGGCCCCAACGCCACCATCGTCAAGGGCCAGGTGGGCACCTTCGATGGCTCCGCCGTCGTGGTCTCCGAGCACCAGCGCGAGGACCTGGAGGCGACCGGATACGCGGCCAACCCCGCGGCTGGCACCACCACCCTGGTCCACGTGATCCACCGGCCGAGCTTCCAGTACGGGGATCTGCAGTCGTTGCAGTGGAACCTCATCGACTGGGCCCCCACGCGACAGAAGGTGGCCATGCTCGACATGCGCCTGGACTTCCGCGCCGTGGTGGACGACCCGACCGCCGTGACCTTCGCGGCCGAGGGGTTCAACATCCCGGCCTAGTGCTTCGCGGTGAGCCGCGTATGGCAGCCCGGCGGTGTGAGGTGTCGGCTCGGGCCGCCGGGCTAGCCTACCGATAGGAGGGCCGACACGGACAGGAGAGATCGTGCCCCTCACACACCCCTGGGGAGTTGACTTCAAGTCCTGGCTACAGATGCCAGCCGCCGTGGGTGTATCCGACGATCTCCTCCAGCTCATCCTCGTCCAGACGATCCGAGCCGCCAACCGCTACATGCGACGCGCGATCATCGACCCCGGAGCCGACGTCACGGAAGACCACGACGGCCAGGGCGACCGCCGCATCTGGGTCAAGCAACCTCCCATCCTCTCGGTCACAGGCCTGTACGACGACCCCGAACGGGCCTTTGGTGCTGGGACCCTGATCGCAGCCGACCGCTACTACGTGGACGCTGGCCAGGGCATGATCGAGCTACTCTCTCAGCAGGTGTTCGGGACGGTGTTCGCAACCTCCCAGCGCAACGTGAGGATCATCTATCGGCCGGGCCTGGCCGAGGGCTCCGACGAACTGCTGGACCTGCAGCTGGCCGTGTTCATGTGGGCCGCCAAGCTATTCTGGGACTCGGAGAAGAAGCTCCACAACGTCTCGGCTATCAGCAGCACCGCGGGCAACGTGACCCTGCTGATCCGCGAGATGCCCAAGGAGGCCCGCGAGATCCTCGACCAACACCGATTCTTCGACTACCCGGATCCAAGCTAATGGGCATCGGACTCGCCATCGAGTTTGACCCGCGAAACCCCAAGAAGTTCTTCGCGGACGCGCTTCTCACGGGCATGCCCAAGGCCCTACGTGGGCAGCTGGGCAAGGCCCTGTCGGTGACCGAGCGCGAGGTCAAACAGTCGATCCGCCGCAAGTTCAAGGGCGGGTCCGAACTGGCTGGGAGCTACTCCCGCAAGTTCGAGCTGGAGACTCCCACGAAGCTCAAGGCTGGCGTGTTCTCGCGGCTCGTGTACGCCAAGGTGCAGGACCTGGGGACGGCCTACCTACCGGGTGGTGCAATTCGCCCCAAGCCCCCGCTGAAGCGTCTGGCGATCCCCCTGCTAGACGACCTCAGGGCCGCGGGAATCTGGCCCCGCCACAACTCCCGCGTGATGGAGTTGATCGTCGTCAAGAGCCGCAGCACGGGACAGAAGCAGGCGCTGCTCGTAGACGCCATGTCACAAGTGCCGATGTACATCCTCGTGCCCGAGACCCGCTTCCGAGGCAAGTTCTACATCGACGCGGCGATCAAGCTGGCCACGCCCAAGGTCAACAAAATCTTCGGCGGGGTGTTCCCCATGGCCATCACGCGGGGCGGGGGGAAGTCATGACCCGCCGTTCCGACATCATCCGCAACCTCCAGTTGGTGCTGGCCTACATCGACCCCACGCACACCAACGCCCCCGTGGGAACCCGTGCGTTCTTGACCACGCTGTCTGCTGCTGGCGTCGAGACGGAGACCCAGGAGCCGGACCAGACCACGGGCCCCGAGCGCCCCTACATCGGATTCCGGGACATCGGGCAGACCCCGGGGCCGAAGATGACGTTGGAAAGCCGAGATGAGATTTTCTTCGAGATCCGCGGCTACCCCAACCTGCGCCTCAGCAAGGACGATCTGCGCACCCAGGTGGACGAGATGATGGCCGACGTCAAGGCAGCCATCAACCGAGACATCCGGCTCGGCCGCCCGGGCATCGCCGACGACCAGGTGTGTACGTTCGCGCAGACAGAGCGCATCGATACCTCAGACGGCACGCTGGAAGACCTCGGGTATTTCCGCTGTCGTTTGCGCGTGGTCTACCACCACCCGATCGGGGAGGAGTGACCGTGGCCAGCTACCGAAAGGCCCGATACGTGGGCAAGCCAGACACCCTGCAGATCGCCCACGTGGTGCTTCAGCATGGCCAGGTGTACCGCGTGCCCTCATCCACCGTGGACCGCCACCCCGGCGCCTTCATCGTGGTGCCCAACTTCACCGCATCCATCGACATCCAGCAGCGCCCTGTGTGGGCCGACCCGCGACAGCGGGCCAAGCTGGTCAAGGAGTAGACCACCATGGGAGCCGAACAACTCACCGCATTGGGGCGACAGGAGAAGGTCTTCGTCACGGCCGAGGCTAGCTGGGCTACGTTCGTCGTGCCCGTCGCCGCCGACGCCATCGATCACAACTCGCCGGTCTCCCTGAGCTACAGCCAGGAGCGGGCCGAGCGCATGAGCAAGCAGCCGGACACCCGGTCGCTCATGACCACGGACCTGGTGACGCGGCGCAAGGAACTGTCCTGGAGCATCCCCTGCGACATCATCCCCTCGGGGACCGCGGGAACGCCCCCAGACGTCCACCTGCTGCTCCTGGCGGCGTTCGGGGCCTACACCAACACCCCGGCCACCTCCGACGTCTACAGCCTCGACAACAGCCAGCAGCTGCCCTCTGTGCAGATCACCCGTGAGGTCTCGAACCTCCAGATGAACGTCCATCAGGGATCGTGGGTGGACGAGGTCGTGATGTCGTGGAGCGGCGCCGAGGAGGGCACGTTCCAGTTCTCCGGCGGCTCCAAGGACGAGGTCCACACGTTCCGCGCCAACAGCGGTAGCACGGTGGGCGGCAACACCTCCATCGTGCTGGCCCTGGCCCGGTACGACGACCACTTCCAGGAGAACTCGGTGGTCGCCATCCTCCAGGCAGACGGCACCCTGGACAGCAACGGAGGCGTGGGCTACCGGGTCACCAACGTCAACACCCTGACGCACACACTGACCGTGGATGCCATCGTCGTCGCGGCCCACACCAACCGCCCCATCGTGCCCTTCTCCCCGACCAAGACCGTGGTGGGTACGCCGGTCACAGGCATCGTCGGCACCCTGTCCATCGGCGGTCGCAACTACCGCGTGATCTCCTGCAGCATCACGCTCAACAACGGCACCAAGGCCCTCAACGACGAGTTCGGGTACGACGGCGTGAGCGACTACCTGATGGGCCCCAGGCGTATCACGGGCAGCATCCAGTTCCGCGTGTACGAGGAGTCCGTCGCGTTGTACCCGGACGCCAAGGCGTTCACTCGCACGGCCCTGGTGCTGACCTCTGGCTCGCCGGCCGCGGACGGAACCCAGGTGATCGCGAGCCTGCCCAACATCGAGATCGAGCCGTTCAACGTCGATGCACCGGAGACCGAGGAGGGGGTGGTAGACGCCACCTTCCGCGCCCTGGCGAGCACGGCAGAAACCGAAATGGTCCTGTCCTTCCTGTAGAGATCAACCCCAGCCATGGCCCCGTGAGGGGGCCCACAAGGAGCCGACACCATGGCACGCAAAGCACCGAGACGCCCCGACTGGGAACGAGTGACGCCAACCTTCGACGGCCAGCACGAGGACCCCGATCCCGTCACCTGGGAGATACGCGGAATGCCCGGCAAGATCCGCGCGGCCTGGGGTACGGAGATGTGGACCGGCAAGCAGTCCGCTGGCTCCGAGGACCTCGACGAGGAGCACCGATCCTCCAAGGCCGTGCGCCTGGCCGAGCGCCGCAAGGAGGTCAAGGACGGCGACGCCAACGCGCTCGAGGGCGTGGCCCCCACTCCCTACGCGCTGGAGCTTGTCATCGAGAACTGCGTGAGACAGATCCGAAACTACGACGACGCGGACGGAAGGCCGATTCGCACGGGTCGTGACCTGCTGTCCAAGGGAGACAGCGAAGCCATCACCGAGGCCTATTTCGCGGTGACCGCCCGCACGTTCCTGACGGAGGAGCTGGTAAAAAACTTGACCGCGCAGCCCGGTTCCTGACGGCCGAGGCTGCGCAATCGGCGAGAGGCTGGGATTGCGACGACTGCATCGCCAAGGGCTTCGACCTCGTTCGGGACTGCGACGGCAGCCGGGGCCCGGATCTGTCGGCGGTGTTTATCCCGATCCCCGGGGCATCAGCCTACTCCCGTTGCCCGCAGGCAGAGATCAACGAGGACGCCGACGTGGTGTTCTGGTTGGGCAGATACTTCGACTCGCAGCGAATGAACGTCCAGCACGCGGGGATCGACAACATCCCAGCCATCGAACTCCAGGCGTTCCGCGTGATCTCCTCAGCCATCGCAGACACCCAGCGACGCGACAACGAGCGGCGGGCCAAGGCCAACGAGAACAGAGGTCAGGGAGCGGGGCGCGTGGGTGGTCGTGCTACACCTTCTCCGCGCCCTCGTGCCCCACGTCGAAGCGGGCGAAGCAGGCGGTGAACCATGCCGACTGAGGATTACGGTGTTCGCTTCACCGCGCAGGATCTGACCCGCAAGGCCGCAACGTCTGCGGTCAAGTCCATCGGCAAGGTCGTTGCGCAGTACGCGGGCATGGCCGCTGGCGTCGTGGGCGTCACCGTGGTCACGCGCAAGGCCATCGCTACCATCGGGCAGGCCGTCACCGCAGCGAACGATCAGTCTGTCGCCAACGCCAAGGTGACGGCGGCTCTCAAGCAAACAGGGCAGTGGAGCCAGGAGACCGAGGATCGGCTGTTCTCCTACGCGACCGAGCTTCAGAACACTCTGGGGATTGCCGACGACCTGACACTCTCGCAGAACGCGCTGGCCCTGGGCATGGGTGCGACGGCGGAGAGCCTCCCGAAGATCAGCGAGGCCCTAGCCAACGTGGCAGCGGCTGGACTCCCCGCCGAGTCCATCCTCCGCGGACTCGTCAGCGCCATGACCAGCGGCGATGCCGCGATGCTGTCGCGCTACATCCCTGCCGTGCGCACGCTGACCAAAGAGCAGCTGATGCAGGGCGCTGCGACGGACATGCTGCTGGAGTCATTCGGAGGGCTGGCCGCTGCCCAGGCCGGCACGTTCAAGGGCTCCGTGGACATCCTCACTGCGGCCTACGGCGACTTCCTCGAACAGGTGGGCTTCGTCATCACCAAGAGCCCCATTGCCAAGGCGGCGATCCAGGAGATTACTAAGGCAATCATCGCGCAGAGCAAGGCAATAAACGACAACACAGATGCGTATATTACACTGGTAGACGAAGGGGTGATTTATCTAATTGGCGCATCGGCCAAACTGGTACACATCACGGGCCGTATTACTGCGAGCGTATTGGAAGCAAGAGTCGCCTATACAGCCCTCTGGGAAACTATCCTCGGCGCGGCTGGAGCAGTAACGTCCGTGCTTTCAAAAATAGAAGAGATTGGCGCCAGGAACATCGTTAGCGGAAGAGACTTTGCAGAAGAAGGAGAAACGCACTGGGCTAGCATAACAAGGTCAATACGAGAATATCAGTCAGCCTTTGCGGAAACGTCTACAGACTACTCCGACAGAGCCGCGCTGATGAGGGCGAATACAGACGAAGCAGTCACTTCAATGGGCAGGCATAAGGCTGCGATATTGGCCACGGCCGAAGCGTGGCGTGTGTCTCAAGCCAAGGCGGATAAACTATCTGGCGTTGAGGGCGGTGGTGGTTTCAGGGGGCTGACCGAGGAGGCGGATAAGGCCAAGAAATCCATTGAGGATCTGGCGGAGGAGGCCCTCAAGGCTGAAATCCAGTCGCTTGAGGAAGCGATCCGGATGGTCGAAGAACAGCAGCGGGGAATCAACGCGCTGGGGCTTTCCGCGAGAGAGGCAGGAGAAGCGGCTACCTTCCTGAGCGGCGAGATCACCCGCATGAGCAACCGCCTCAGCTTCCTTCGTGGCGAACTGGAAGGGGTAGACGACGAACTGGACCGGATGCTCGATGCATTCACAGTAGCGGGTGAGGCAGGCGGAAGGGTTTTCAACCCCGTCCTCGGCGCTCTTGTTCAACTGCGTATCGGCCTGGATGCTGCGGCGTTGTCCCTTGAGGAGATCAACCTGCTCTATGAGAAGACAGCGAACTCCAACATACGCATGGAGCAGGGACTGAAGTCCGGATCTGACGCGTGGCTGGAGTGGGGCGAGCAGACCAAGAACGTGGCCTTCGACGTCAACAACGTGATGGTCAACACCCTGCAGTCGGGGATCAACTCGACCTTTTCGTCACTGGGTAACGCCGTCCGCAGCTCGCTGGGGCCCATCGAGGACATGGGCGATGCGTGGAAAGCAGTGGTGGGAACCATCGCCGACATGGCCGCGCAGATCACGGCCACCATTGTCAGCGCCGCCCTGGCCCAGGGGCTCGCAAATGCGGTCCCCATCGCAGGCAGCGCGGCCGTGGCAGCTGGCCCAGCGGCTCCCATCGTGTTCGGGGCCGTGCTGGCGACCGTAGCGGCCACCGTGGTCGCGGCCATTGCCGAGGCACAGTCCGCGCAGTCGCAGATCGGAGCGGCTGAGGGCGGATTCGTGGTCGGCCCCGGTCCTCGCGGTGTGGACTCCGTGCCCGCTGTGCTAGCTCCCGGCGAGGTCGTGCTACCCGACGACGTGGTGGCCGTGGTACGCGCTGCTGGACAGATTGTGTCGGGCGGCGCATTGGACCGCGGCGGAAGTAGCCCCACGTTCATCACCCAATCCCTCGTTCCTGACTCGCCCTACGAGTTCGAGCGCCGGGTGGAGCGCGTGATGCGCCGGCTGTTCAACGACATGCGCGCGAGAAGGGCCTTCTGATGGCCGTATCCTTTGCCATCGATCCGGCTCTGCTGTCGCTGAGAAACGGCGACCGGCCGGTCATGATCCCCCGCAACGTGATCGTGGACGCCGGCACGGTCATCGCGAACCAGACTGCGCGATTCACATCCCCCGACCAGTCAAACGCGAGCTACCCCGCGATCAACCTGTATGACCTCACCAGGCGCACACAGTGGCGGTCAGGCGTCAGCGCACTGACCATGTACATCCTGGTTGACGCTGGCGTTGGAAAGCAGCTCACGGCCTCGTGCCTGATTGTCGAGGGGGATGACGGGCTCTACGCCGGGCGCACCGTGTCCGTGCGGGTAGGCGATACGCTGGACGGCACAGGTCGAATCACTGTCCCCTTCGTGCTGTCGCCGACGTCCTTTGTCGGGCCTGCTACACGAGCCGTGGATCTGTGGGATCGTGAATACCGAGGCCGCTACTGGGAGATCGGAATCACCGCGGGTGTCGCCAACATCATGCGCCTTCGCCAATGCTGGCTCGGGCTGCAAAAGTTCCTTCCCCACAACTCCCGCGTGCCCTACGACGAAGACGAGCGGTATGGCAGCTCGACGGACGTGCGCGCCACGTCAGGTGGGCGGACTCGGATCGAGTGGTTCAGGGGATTGGCGCGACACAAGTTCGAGTTCTGGATGAACAACTCTGAGGTGGGGATCAACGCGACCCAGCAGGTCCGCGACACCTACGATGACTCTGATGGATTCCACACGCCGATCTGGTACATCGAGGAGCCGCGTACAGCGCCCAACACGACGTCGAGCCCGTGCTTCCTGGACGAGGACTTCCTGGATCTGCCCTCGCAGCTCGCCGCCGACAAACTGTGGACGGGGGTCTTCGAGGAAGACGGCCCCCACATCGACTGACCCATGCTGCCAACCACTTCACTGGCTCAACGGCTCCTTCAGACCGCCGGTATCCGGCCCACTTACGTGGTGCACTTCGGAGACGAGCCTGGAGAGTTCGCGCTGAACCCGAACCACATCGCATCGTTTCTTTACGGCCCCGAGCCACGAGAGCAATTCGCCTTCGCCGCGACCCCGTTGTTGGTACTCGACCCCCCCGGAGGTATCGGACAGGAGCTGGATCTACTGACGGGCAAGTTCGTGAGCGAGTCCATGACGGTACGCCTGGAGGACCACCCGACGATCCGATCGTTCCTCGCAGCAAACAGGCTGTTCCGCAAGGACATGGTCGTCTGGGCTGGATTCGACCACGATGACTGGGCGTACACGGATTGGATGCCCGTCTTCCGTGGCGTCATCTCCGGATGGAGGTGGACGGACGCACTCGAGGTATCCGCGAGACACATCGACGGAACGCACCCGCCGTCGCAGGCCTACGCTAATATCTACAGCGCGACGATCCCGACCAGCACGGCCGCCGTGATCACGGCAGACACCGTCACGGGTGACGACTACTTCTCCTCCGTGACGCCGCCCCTGAGCCTGATCGAGGACCTGATCGCCATCGCCAACTTCCCAGCCCGCTTCATCGACGCCACGACTCTGTCCCCAGCCGCCCACGACGACCTCTCCCACCTCAGGGTATCGGCCTTCAACTACTGGCTGGCCAATAGGAGGATTGGGAACACCCAGGAGATATGGGACGCCATCTCGGAGGTAGCGTTCCTGTGCCGAGCGTTCATTCGATTCGATGAGACGGGCACGCTCAAGTTACAGCGCGTCTCGACTCTCACCCCGGCCGTGATGGAGTTCGGCCCCGATGAGTTGGTTGACGATTGCTACGTCGTCGAGATGTCCGAGGCCGAGGTCGTCACGTCCATCCAGATCAACACCTCGCGGATCACGGAGATCGAGACGTGGGATCACTTGAGTGGAATCCCAAGCAACGATACCGAGTTCGCTGTCAAGCTGCAGATGGACGACCACGCCAAGAAGCTCGATTGGGGGTATTCGGGACTCGAAGCCGTCTCGCAGCGGCTCCAAGTCGACGACAACTGGTTCGGCGCCATAGGTGCCCATTGCCTCTTTGCGGCCGACCCACCGTGGACCACGGCCTGCACTACCATGGACATCTTCCCGTTCCCGCAGGACCCCCTCAGCGAGGGGACGGCCCTGACGCTGGATGCAGCCAACGGCGTAGGGTGGCCTGGAGTGGGAGCCCTGGTCAACGGCATCAGTGCCGAGCGCCCTGTCTACCTGGCCCTGGTGGAGCCCGTCATCGGCGCCATGGCTATCATGAAATACGAGGGCGCGGCTACCCTGACCATCCCGGGCAGCGGGTTCTGTGCCGATCTGCACATGACGGGCGGATCGTTCGTGGGCGGTGACGCCACTCTGACCGCTGCCCTCCCGCTTCAATTCATGGTGTTTGACATCACGGCGCCCTACCTCCTGGGCAAGCACCTCCTGGAGATCTACAGCGAATCTGCCTCCAAAATCTCGTGCCGCACCAGGCCCCATACGTACCCCGTGCAGGTGGGCGACTTCGTCACGCTGGACACATCCCGCTACGTGGACTTCGGTCTTACAGGAGATCCCGGGCCCACGAAATTCATCGTGCTACGCAAGTCCGTGGACCCCAGCGATCTCAGCATCGAGTGGATACTTCAGCGCACGAATCTGCAGGTGCCCACGATCGACGTCAACGACGCCACGGCTATCAACGACATCAGCATTGGGACCTCAGGCGGGTGGTCTGGCAGCAGGTATCAGACGGTAGCAGGGCAGACGGGGCTCGCCGACGCGGGCTTTGTTCAGCACGTCCCCAGTACGGCAGGGCTACTCGGCCCGACCATGCCCGCGGCGCTCACGCATACCATCGAGGCAGGGTTCTACGTCATCGAGAAGTGGTCCGCGTACAGTCCGCAGTTCGACCACACGTACACGGCCAACAAGGACACGTGGTGCTACGTGGGCGGAGGGGCCCGTCAGTGCAGCGTGTCCCCTGCGTGGACGTTCATCGAGGTGGCCAAGGGGGCAGCAAGGCCAGCCACCCCAGCTGGCGCATTCACGGTCATGCGAGTCCGTACGAGCGGAACCGCGATCACCGAGGTATTGGATTTCCGCAACAAAGGCCTCGTGGACAAGAGGAGCCTTGCTGCCTCCGAGCAGCTCGGCACGTGGCGCCTGGAATCCATGCACCCGTCCACCATCGACGGCCTGGATCTGAGCGTGACAGGGGGGTCACTCACGGAGACCCTCTCGGCCGGTATCGTCCACTCCAACGGCAAGAGGGCGCGTCGCCCGCAGGACGAGATCGTCACACTCACGGCAAGCCGCATCGCCTTCTTCGACGCGGACGAGGACGGCGTGCTGGCGGTGACCGAGGTGGCCCTCGGAAGCGACGAGCCCCTCCTGGCCACGGACTCCACGCGGGTCGGCGTGGCCATCACGAACGGCGCGGGCGTCACCAACTGGTTCAAGTTCCCGATGGAGCGGCCGTGCTCGTCGATGGCCCTCAACCCCCAGGCCGTGCGGGACGGGTTCGCGCCCAACGGGTTGCTTGACGACTACGACGTGGACACCGGCAAGCCCATGGGGTGGGACTGGACGCAGGGAGCGAACGCCGTCCTCTCCGTGGTGACATCAGCCGTCAAGGCGGGCCGGTATGGAGTCGAGGCCAACATCAAGTCGACGGCCACGCAGAGCGACATCTGGTCCGACGTGTTCCCGATTGCGACGCTCGGAACCTACACCCTGGATGTCATCTACTCGACGACGGGGTACGTCCGAGGACCCTACGCTAACATCGGGTGGGAGTTCTTCGACCGTTACGGAGTCAGCCTCGGAACCCGCTTCCTCGTTCTCACGGTGGCCTCAGGGCCGATCCCTGTAGACGTGACCAACCAGGGCGCCTTGCTAACAGGAACCTGGATCGGAGTTGGAGCGGGTGCCAATCAGATCCCGGACCTGGCCCGGTATGCAAGGTGGTGGATTGAGCTGACAGCCAATGTCGCTGGAGACGCTGGTGTCACGCTTTCCATGTGCATGACGAAACCGTAGGGAATTTTTCCCAGAGGGCTGGGTATACTCCCATCAGGAGGACCCCATGAGACCCGACACGCTCATCGTTTTTCTGCTCGCCCTGCTCACCCTTTCCGGCTGCGAGACGGCAGCCACGGACGCACAGGAGCCCTACGACGACGGGGATGTTTTGGGCCAGATCGCGGATTTGGAGTCCGTCGTGCTCGATCTCCAGGACAGGCTCGACGACCAGGAGGCGCAGCTACAGGCTCTCGACCTCACGGGCCCGGCCCTCTTTCAGCAGCATCTCGTCACGTCCGAAGACGTCGCTTGCACTCTGGAGTGGCCTGGATTCTCCTGGTCCGACTCTCCCACCTACGTGGATACGGGGATCTCCATGGGCCCCGACGACGTGCTGCTCGTGAGCTGGGACGACCTGTACAGGTACTTCGCCCCGGCTACAGTGGAGTACGTCTCTGGATGTAGCGACGTGAGCATCGAACCCAGCTACTACCACGACCCGCCAGACGCCCTCGTGATTGACGGTCAGATGATGCTGCTGTCCGGCGATCCTGCGGACCCCGTGTGGTTCGACAACCCGACCGTCGCCATCGCGCATTCGACGCTGATCTAGCCAATCCCCCGCGCCCCGTGCTACCGTGGGCGCATGAAGACGCCGACACGCAAGAAACAGACCCCCCGCTGCTCCGTCGAGGGCTGCGAGAATCCGCGCTGGTTCCGCACGGGCGACCTCCAGATGTGCTCCTCGCACTTCAAGGAGCATCAGGCCGAGCAGCCCGTACAACATGATCCACCCGTCGCTGTTGCCCCGCCCTTGATCCATAAGGAGAACGTGCTGGAGACGCCGGCCGCTGCACCGCCGAGCGATCCAGAGGATGCGCCGTGGCTGCGCGTGGCCGACCTCGACAACATGACTCGGGCGTTGCGTGCCCTGCTCACGGACATCAGTGTCATCCTGGCCCGCGAGATCCGCGTGCGACCAGCCTATGCCAGGGCCGTGGAGATCCAGACGGGGAGCGATGCCGAGAGCGGGCGCCTATGGGCACTACTCACCCCCGGCTGCCCCCACCCCTTCGGGACGTTGGAGCGCAAGGGATCGCGCATCTTCATCGCCGCGCCGTTCATCCGCGAGGGCAAGACCATCTGGGGAGCCGTCAAGGACAACGGGGAACGCAGCACCATCAACCCGTGGCCAGGAGCGTAGATCATGACGACCGGATACAGGCGAATCCCCGAGAGCATCCGCGAGGGAGACGGCACCGCAGACCGCCGCCTGTGGAGGCACACGGGAGCCGTGGGCGCTGGAGGTGGAGCCGCGGGAGCCGACGCCGACGCCGCTCCCACGCTGCAGACCCAGGGCTACCTCATCACGGGCCAGCGCGTGATCGGGCTGTTCCTGAAGCAGGACATTAACGGTGGAGCGGCCCTGCTCACCACGATCCGCCCCTGGTACTACTCGACCATCGACGGCCTGTGGCGTCAGGGCACGGACCGCGTGGGGCTCAACCAGGCCACGCAGGATATCATCATCGAGCTGGCCGGGGTGTACGACCGCGTTCAGTTCCAGGTGACGGTCAAGGGCGACCCGCTGCACATCCTCGACGCATGGTGCGTGGCCGCCGCGTACTAGGAGCCGTTCATGGCAGACCCCCAGATTTTCGAGTTCATCGGGCAGACGGCGCAGAGCATCACCGCCCTGAACCTCACTGGATTCCCTGCCGCGGTGACCACGGTGGCCGACGCCCTGGAAGCCCTCGCGGCTGGCACCGCCGTGGCCGACCTCGACAGCGGGCTGGTCGCTGGAGACCCGAACGTGCTGGCCATCTCCGCGGCCATCTGGATCACGTACTACGACCGCCCGAACGACGATCTGTACCAGAACGTCTCCGACCCGTCGCCTGGTACGACGTGGAGGCTGCTCACTTAGGACTTGCGCGCGCTACGGGATGGCGTGCTATTGTGACGTCACAACCCCACCGAGCCGACACGCTTGGAAGTGAAGGGTGGCTACAGGAAGAGAGATCGACAGGGTCCAGAAGATGCGGCTGCGAGACCCCCGGGTCCTTTCCGCTGTTGCAGCCCGCGCCGAAGTCACGCACGCCATGGGCTCCGAGTTCCAGACGCGCGTGACCGAGATCATCCTGCACAACACCTCGGCCGGTGCCATCGTCGTGGACATCTGGCTGGTCCCCGCTGCCGCGGGCGCCGTGGGTGTGCCTGTGGATGCCAACAAGATCGCCAGTCAGTCCATCCCCGTCGATGACACCTACGTCATCAACGAGCAGGTGATCGGCAATCTCGGCCTGATCCTCATCGCGGACAACGACACGGTCCAGATGCTGGCCGACGCAGCTGGCGTGACCGTGGTCTGCAACGGCTACCTGGAGTAGGGAGGTGGGTCATGGGCTTCCTCCGAAACGAGCAGGCATCCGTTCACGCGCTGAATCCGGCTGAGGATTCGGCCTTCGACGAGGTCCTCATCACGGGTGACTACGATGAGGCGTCCATCGCGACCGGCCTGCTGATCATCAAGCGGGCCACCACTGCCGAACTGCTGGCCGTGGTCCCGGCAACGGGTCTCGCGCTCGGAGTCTCTGGTGCTGGCACCACCAACGCCAACACGGTCTACCTGTACCGTGCGGGCGCCTGGGTCGCGTTCATCGGCACCTAGTCCGCCTAGCCTCTGACACGGCGCCACGCCACCACTGTCTAAGCGAGTCGCCTAATCCAGCCGCTTGATTCCTAAATCCGCCGCTGCTACGCTCGCCCCGTGGACCTACTCACCGAGACCGAAGTCGCCAAGATCCTACGCGTGACCGAGCGCACACTGCGCGCGTGGAGAGCCATCGGCACTGGCCCCCCGTTCCTCAGGCTGGGGACCGGGCCACGTGCCCCCGTGCGCTATCGACGACAGGCCCTGATGGACTGGGCCAGGAAGCAGGAGGGCTGACCATGTGCCCGTACGAATACGATAATGTTGGCGACATGATGGTGATCGCCAGGAAGATCGAGACCATCTTTGCCTACAGCGCGGTTGGCTCAAATGCCCACAACGTCATCTCGGATCTCAACCTGGACGACGACAACATCCGATGGTGCCTGGACACGGCGATTGTCGAGAACATCCACGAAGCGAATCCATCCCAACTGAGCCTTGAACGCGATGTGCTGGCGTCCCTGCTGAGGCTGGACATGGACCAACGATGGTACGTTTTCCGCATCGTCGAAACGCTTACCAATTTCAGGACGGAGACCTGATGCGCTGGCTCATCGCCGGGGACTTTGCGTGGACAGACGGGGCCGTGGCCGTGGGTGCCGACATGGCGAACCTGCTGGCTTCACATGGCCACGAGGTGCGCCTGCACTTCCTGATGGGCCAGTCCGGCGGGCTTCGCTCCAGGGTGAAGCGTGGGGTGCGTGTGACGGGTCACGAGGACATGCGCGAGTCGCTTCCTCAGCTGCTGTCGATCCTCACAGGGTGGAAGCCCGACGTGATGATCTGCAACCACTCGGCGCCGTCCCTGATGATTGCCCAGCAGTTCCGCTCGCACATCGGGCGCCTCGGAGTAGTGGTCCACGCGCCCATCGAAAAATACGCCCCGATGCTGGCCTCCGATGTCCAGCCCGTGGTCGATACCTACTTCGGGGTCAGCGAGGAGGTCTGCGAGTGGATGCGCCTGCATGGAATCCACGAGAGCAAGATCGTGCACCTCCCCAACCTCGTGGACTGCGAGCACTACCACGCGACTGAGCCCAACCGATCCAGGATGTTCAGGGCGCTCCCAGACGGATCGGTCCCCCTGCTGTGCGTGGGGCGCATGAGTCACGAGAAGGCGCCGAACCACATGGTCAAGGCCTACGCTGCCGCGCGCCGGACGGGCTCCCTGGTCCAGTTGGTGATCGTCGGTGGGCCCGACGCCAGTGCTTCCGGCGCTGGAATCGAGAACACCCGCGAGCGCGAGCGCGTGGAGACCGAGCGCGTGGATGAGCAGATCGCCTATGCACTGGGCGATGGCCTGCCTCCGGTGCTGTGGACCCGTACGATGATCCCCAACGTGGTCCCCTGGTACAGGACGGCCGCGCGCTTGGGCGGGGCCCTGGTGCTCGCCTCGAAGTTCGAGGGGCTGCCCCTGGTCGCCCTCGAGGCCATGGCTTGCGGGCTACCCGTGATCCTCCCCGACATCGGCGGCTGCCCCGACCTCGTGCAGATGATGCGCCTGGAGTCGGGAGGCATGGCCAAGTCTGGGATGCTGTATCACCACCGACGCCCGGGCACCGTACCCTCCCTCGACGACGTGGTGGAGGCCGTGCGCTCGTTCGCTGCGTTCCCCCTCTCCGCCCGCAAGCGCATGGGGGAGGCTGCTCGCCAGCTCGTGGTCAGCACCTATTCCACCCAGGCCAAGGGAGAGGCCTACATCGATACCATGGTCCGGGGGCTGGAAGCGGGCTCACAGGTCCAGGCTGGCGTCCACGTTGGCATGCGGTCCATGGGCGAGAAGGTACTGGTGACGGGCGGGTGCGGGTTCATCGGCTCGACGCTCACCAGGGCCCTGACCCAGCGCGGCTACCACGTCCACATCCTCGACGACCTCAGCACGGGCGACGCCGACAACGTCAAGGATCTCAAGGGCCAGGTGACCCTGTACCCCGGCTGCATCACCGACCGCGCGGCCGTCGAAGGGGCCATGAAGGGATGCCTCGGGGTGTTCCACCTAGCAGCCATGGTCTCGGTACAGAAGTCGCTACAGGACCCCCAGCGAGCGCATCGCATCAACGTGGGCGGGACTCGCACCGTGCTGGATGCAGCCGGCGACCGCCGGGTGGTGTTCGCTTCGAGCTCGGCCATCTACGCAGGCGTGGACCCACCGCAGCGCGAGGTAGACGAGGAGCGGTCGTGGCAGTTGTCCCCCTACGCCGTGTCCAAGATGGAGGGCGACCGCATGGTGCGCGAGGCCGGCGGTGTGGCCATGCGCTTCTTCAACGTGTACGGGCCGAGGCAACGCGACGACTCGCCCTACACCGGGGTTGTGGCCCTGTTCAGTCGGGCCCTGCTCGACGACGGCGTGGTCACGATCTGCGGCGACGGCCTGCAGTCCAGGGGCTTCGTGTTCGTGGGTGACGTGGTCAAGGCGCTGCTTCTGGCCATGAGCACACCCGCCGCTGGAGGCGAGGCGTTCAACGTCGGAAGCCTACAGGCGACCACCGTGTGGGACCTGTACTCCACGCTGGCCGAGCTGGTCCCCGAGACCCAGGCGACCGTGGAGATGGTGGACGCACGCAAGGGCGAGATTCGCCACTCAGGAGCCGTTATCGACAAGGCCAAGGATGTACTCGGGTGGCAGCCTCGGATCGCCCTAAGGGACGGCCTGAGGCAGACGCTGGCATGGTACAGGAGGGGATGATGGAGAAACCGAAGTGGGGGACGTGCGGGACGTGCCGGTGGTATAGGCTGGACGAAGTGGAGTCAGACTCCAGAGGCGGCCCTGTTGTCGTATGCCTGCGCTATTCGCCAGTGGTAGAGACGACAGTGTTCCATACCTGCGGCGAGTGGGAGCCGCCAGAGGGCAGGGTGTGCGGGAATTGTGAGAAATGGATGGGCTTTCAGGACACCATCGGACGACGGCACTATCCAACGGGGGGCGGGTCTTGCGATGCGAACGGAGATCCTAGAGCAGACAAGATGAAGCTCACGTACCACACCTGCCCCGCATGGCGCTGGCGCGGATCGGAGTCCTCATGCGAATAGCCTTCGTCTGCACCCAGCCCCCGGGCTACGGTGGTGCCGCAACGTCCAGCTACGAGGCCATCAAACACCTACGCGCACTAGGTGCCGACGTCACCGGCTACTTCATCGACCACTGCGGGCGCGAGGGCTGCGACCACGGCAAGGGGCTGGCCTTCGACCCCCTCAGCGACTGGCACGACCCGGAAGGCATCGGGGGGATCGTCAAGCTGGCGCGGTGTGAGGCTGGCAAGCGGGGCGCCCTGGATGGCGACTACGACATCGCGGTGGGCAAGAACTACGGCGCCGCGATCCTGATGCGCCTGCGCCAGGACATCCCCACGGTGTACCTCACCAGCGGGCTGGGCTTCCTCTCCAAGATCGACGAGCCGTACACCGAGATCGACCGGCCGTTCCCCGACAACTCCCCGGACATCCATGCGCTGAAAGCCGTGTCCCACGTCATCGTCCATAGCTCGCTGATCCTCGACTACTACCGCCGGCACCTCCCGCCCGACCTGCTGGCCAAGGTTGTCGGTGGCGTGGTGCCGACGCCTGACATGGCCGTCCCCGCCAACCTCCCAGAGCCCATCCCGTATCTGGATCGCCGTTTCGACGTGGCGCTGCTGTCGTCGTCGTGGAAGCGGCCCGTGAAGAACGGGCGCCTGGCCAAGTACGTCAGCTTGCGCGTGGGGGCCACTGGCGGGCGCGTGGTGGCCATCGGGAACGAATGGGGGATGCCAAGCTCGCACGAGACAGCGATGGGCCTGGTGAGCCACGAGGTGGCTCTGATGGCCGTGGCTGGCTCCCGCGTCGTCGTGATCCCCTCGCTGCTGGACGCGAGCCCCGGGGTGTACACCGAGGCCATCGCCCTGGGCTGCAACGTGGTGGCGTCGCCGAACATCGGGAACACATGGGGCCACCCGGCCGAGACGTTCGCGCCGTCGGTGGAGATGGGCCCGTTCGCCGCCACCGTGCTGCGGGCCTGCAAGCTGGATCGCCAGATGGGCTACCGAGAGATCAACCCCCCGGCCGTCGCCAGGCAGTTGCTGGAGAGGCTTGGGGATATCGTGAGGCGAGGCCGATGAAGATCCTACTCATCCACCGCGGCAACCTCACGCCCATCCTCGACGACGATGGACTCGGCATCCCCGCCGCCCTGTCGTCTCGCGGAACCTCCCACGCGGGCGAGGTCAACGCGCTACTGGTGTCGCACTGGCTCCAGGAGGACCACGGCCACGAGGTGCACTGGTACTCCGAGCGCGAGCCTGGAGACCACAAGTGGCTGCTACACCCCGTGGGCCCGTCCGTGGACCTCGACGCCTACGACCTGGTCCTCATGTGGAAGATCGTGGGGGCGAAGCTGGCCTCGAGCAGCGGCGTCCTGGAGCGTATCGACGGGCAGAAGCTGGCCACGTGGTACGACGCTGGCGGGCTGGAACGCCTGCTGACCCCTGATCAGCGGGCCAAGGTCACACACGTCGTGTGGGGCACTCCCGAACTCATGGAGGTCGAGGAGTACAAGTGGCCCGGCGTGCACCACGCCGTCGCCGAGCATGCCTGCAACTTCCTGGGCACGCCGACCCCCGTGGTCACCACGACCCGGGGCGTGTATTTCGGGCGCCTCCCCCTCCCCTACCTGAACGCCGTGCGTGAGTGCTCGCAGCACAGCCCCATGGACGTGTTCGGGCTGTGGGCACCTACGGGCGACCTCGACACGTACCCCAAGGGCAAGATCCCACTGCGCCCCAAGTGCACGGACGACGACGTGGCCAGGGCCAGAGCTGTGGTCGAGACCGACTCCATCGCCCTGTACCCCGCGATCAACATCGGAGCCCAGCACGACGCCCTGTCCGGCTACCTGTTCGGGCTGTGTCCATCGACGCGTGGGCGTCCCCGGCAGATCCTCAGCGCGTCCAAGTTCTGGGACATCGCGGGGCTCGGCTTGCCTGTGCTGCTGTCGTCGAACACCCCAGAGGCCCGCACCATGCGAGCGGCGCCCCTGTGGCTCGGCGAGATATACGAACCCGGCGACTTCGGCAGCATGCGCCAGGGAGTCGCGAGCATCCGCGACCACGCGAACATGGATAGGCGCCAGGACTTCCACGCAGAGCGGCTCGCCATCCGCGACTGGATACAGGCCAACCACACCTATCGCCACCGAGCGACGGAGATCCACCATGCCCTCTCGTGACGTCCAGGACGCCCGCAGACAACTGATCCGTATCACCCCAACGCCGGCCTACCGCAATGCGGCCGAGGATCTGAGCAGGGAGCTGCCGAAGAAGAGGACCTACTGGGAACGCCGGCACGGCCTGACCAAGATGGCCGAGTACATCACAGCGTCTCTGCGCGAACTCGACGGCGGGACGCGCCCGTTCGGATTCGATCCACCCCTGGACATCCTCGAGGTCGGCCCAGGCGTGGGGATGTGGATGGAGTACGTGAGGGAGCTTGGGCACGAGGTCGAGGGGATCGATGCTCCACCGGCCAATGCGCGCATGCAGATATTCGAGGAGATGACGACGGAGGCCGGCCTGTCCGTGGCCTACATCGGTTTCGAGTCCGTGATGGACGTGATCCATGACGGTGGTGACATCGGACACCGATCCGGGTGCTACCACATGATCCACTTTCGCGGGTCCTTCGACGCTGTGGTAGGCAAGTTCACGGACGAAGTGCGGGAGATGAGGACGCGCCGAATCGCCGAAGCGTGCGTAGCCATGCTCAAGCCCGGAGGCCTCGTACACGTCTGCCACAACCGCAACGGGATGATGGAGTCCGTCATCGAGACGCTGCGCGGATTCAAGGGCCTCAAGTTCGAGCAGCTGGATGATCAGACCACGAGGCACTGGAAGGCATGATCCAGCCCATCGAACAGGCGCTGTCCGCTCTCTGCGCAATCGAGGTGGGCGCCGACTATCTCGCGGGAGCGGAGTTGATCCGCGCCACGCTACCGGAGCGCGAGGGGTACTGGGCGCGCGTGCCGGGGCTTCAGCTGGTCGCCCACTATATCCAGACCGCCATGCCCGACATGTTCGACCCACTTGCGCCGTTCGGCATCCGTCGCCCCCTGCGTGTCCTCGACGTAGGACCTGGCCCAGGCTTCTGGCTGGAGTTCGCGCGGGAAGCCGGGCACGAGGTGGAGGGCGCCGAACTGTTCCCTTACTCCGGGCTGGTCCAGGGCTACAACGCCATGACCACGGATCGCGGGCTCAACGTAGGAGATCAAGGCTTCCCCCCTGCGTCAAGGGGCCCCTACGACGTGATCCATTCAAGGGGGTCCATCGGTGGCGTCCTCGCGGTTCACACGCCACGGGCACGTGGCCCCCATCGCATCCTGTGGTTCCTCGACGAGTGCGAGTCCATGTTGAACCCCGGCGGCGTGGTGCACGTGTCGCACAACGCGTGGGACGGCATGGAGGAGATGATCTCGGTGATGGAGGGCCATGGCCTTGAGTTCGAGCGCATTGGGGAGTACGACACCAGGCACCGCAAGATACGAGCATGAAGACGCGACTGGCCATCATCTACGACGTGCCGGGATGGGCCTTCCACGGGGAGGCGCTAGCCATGCAGCGCTGCTACCTGCCGGGCTACGACGTGGACCTGATCATGTCCCGGGAGGCCACAGCCGAAAGGCTGCGTCCCTACGCCGCGGTGTACGCCATGGCCTACTATGGCCGGGGAGATGATCATCCCCTGTGTGCGTCGTCGATCTCGTCCACATCGTTCTTCACACGGCGTGACAAGCGCATGGACGGCTACCCTGAGGCGATGTTGCGGTGGGGCTGGATCGTCGTCAAGAATCAGTGGTTGTGGGACAGGCTGACAGACGAGGACCATCCCCGTCTCAGGCTCCACTACCACGCGCTGGACACCACGCTGTGGAACCCCAGCGGCAAGAGCTACCAGGACCGCCCTGGGCTGCTTGTGGGCTACGCGGGACACGACCGCCCACTCAAGGGCCTACATCTAATCCGCGAAGCCGTGGAGGCGATTCCAGGCGCCGAGCTCCAAACGTACCTGTACACCCCGGAGCACCGTATCCCGCGCGAGTCCATGCCAGCGTGGTACAGGAGCCTCGACGTGTATGTCTGCGCGAGCACTCCAGGCCAGGACTGCGGGCCGAATCCGCCGATGGAGGCCGGGCTGTGCGGGACGCCTGTGGTCACCACACGAGTAGGGCAGATTGGGGAGATGGTTGTGGACGGCGAGAACGGGATCGTTGTCGAGCGCACCGTCGAAGCTATCCGCAACGCGCTGGAGCAACTGCGGGACGTGAGGGAGCGGGAGCGGCTTGGCCGCGCGGCTGCATCCTCGTTCCTGGACCGGTGGGCCACCTACGAGGGCCAACGATACAACGACCTATTCGAGGAGATGCTGGACCATGCCGAGACACCCGATTATCCCTGAGACCCGCACGCCGAGCCTGGCGGGAGTGACACGCGATCTGCGTGACATCACCTATGGACCGACCTACTTCCAGGGCGCGCGCCACGACCACGGCAAGTGCAACGTGCTCGCCGGGGAGTTGATCTACACCCTGTTCCGCCCCAGCTCCGTGGTGGACTGGGGATGCGGTGGGGGATACGTCTTGCACCCGTTGCTGCTGCGTGGCGTGCGCTGTCTGGGGTTGGATGTGTCTGAGTCCGCCTTCGACTTTGCGCGCGAGCTGGGCGGTGATCCCCTGGCCGCCTGCATCCAGATCGCCAACCTCAACGACGACCCGCGCCCCATCATCGAGGGCTACGACATCGCGTTGGCGATCGAGTCACTCGAACACATCGCCCCGGAGTCCACGGTCCCCGTCGTCGAGGCGATCTGCCGATCGGCTCCCCTGGTGATCATCAGCAGCCCGCCGCCGTCAGGTAAGAACAATCCGCTCCACACCAACGAGCGTTTGACCGAGGAGTGGGTGGAGATCTTCGGTGCAGCGGGATACGAGCCGGACAAGGCCACCGCTGACGCCGTGCGCGCCGCCATGCGGTCCGTGCGAACGTGCTCCGGCGTCTGCGTGCCCTCATGGTGGACGAGCAGCTATCTGGGAGTCTACAGGGCGTCATGAAGCATCCCCCTGGCCGACGAGGGGTCACGCGGCCCCCTACCGCGTACCTCGGTGAGATTCCACGTCGCGGTGTTCCCAGCCTGAAGCACACAGCGTTCTGCGCGATGGGCGGGGGCGGGTCGAGCACGCTGATCGTGAGGGTGTCGAAGTACGCCGAGTTCGTGGGCATGCGCCCCGACAACTGGTTTCTTCCGTGCGTGGGCTTCGACCGCATCATGGATCCCGGAGCGTGGCACATCCACAACGACAGCAAGCCACTGGCCGAGCAGGGCACAAGCGAGGTGTTCGACATCGACGGCGTGCTGGCGGGCTTCCACCGGCAGACCGGGTATCACCTCGACGCGGGAGCATCGCTCGACTCCAACATGCTGTCCTATCTCCAGTGGCTTCGTGAGCACGACGGGGCCGCTGTCTTCTGGCAACTCGCCGGACACGGCTTCTTCTCTCGTCACAAGGTGCCCGACGTGGTCTTCATGATCCGTCGCCCGCTCGACACGTGGTTGAGCCTCACCGAGCCCTACAGGCACGTGGCGCTGTTCGACGCCTTCGGTGGACGTGAGCACCTGTCGGCGCTGGCCGTCTTCTGCGGCTGGTGGCTGGGGATGGTACGCGAGTATCTGCGGCTGCTCGACGCTGGCCTGGACCCCGTGCTGCTACGCTACGACCGAGCCCCACAGAACGCCGAGGCCCTGCCTGAGAAGCTGGCCGAGCAGTTCTCCGAGGAGTCCACGTGGCGCCCGCGGCTGCGCAATCCTGACGAGGCGCCCACCGCGGCGCGCGACTACATCGAACGACACACGGGCGAGCTACAGGCCCGGATCTGGGAGGACTGATGCGAGGCGAAGCCATGGCGCGAGTGTGCGCCGACCTGGAGACGATGGGGATCGACCTGTCGAAGATGCACGCGCTGGACTTCTTCGCCCGCGCTGGCACCTGGCAAACGCAGGTGTTCGCCACCAAGGTGGACCACCTGACGGCGTGGGAGATCGATCCCCAGTACGAGAGCGCGCTGCACCGCAACCTCCCTGGCGACGCAGACATCCGTATCGGCGACTCGTTCGGGTTCGCCCAGGGGTTCCGTGGACAGCTGCCCGCCTTCGACTTGGTGGTGTTCGACAACCCCCAGGGTATCTACGGGCCAAACGGAAGGTACTGCGAGCACTTCGAGGCCATCACGCGCGTCAGGGACCTGCTGAGGACCGCTCCCGTGGGCGTGGTGATCTGCAACGTGAATCGTGATCCGTTCGACGCTCAGAAGCATCCAAGGTGGATGGAGCGACGCGAGTTGTTCTACAACTACCCACACGACACGTACACCCACCCGATCGGGTGGGCCGACTTCTTCTACCGGGGCGTTTTCGCTGGTCAGGGATTCCGAGTCCGCCGCCTATGGATGGAACACCGCAACCCCGAGTACCTCTCGCTCCTCGTTGCCGTGCTGGAGAGACCATGATCGAAGGCAGCAAGATCCTCGCCATCGGATCTCACGCCCACAGCCTCACCCCGGATGTGCGGTGGGACGGCTCACGGGCGCGCTGTGAGTACCTGGAGGACGAAGACCGATGAAGAAGATCGCGATCATCGGGATGGGATACGTGGGCCAGGCGATGGCTCAGTTCTTCGCAAGGCGATACGAGATCGTCGGCTTCGATCTCCCTCCTGGCAAGACACGCGGGGCGCGATGGACGAACCGATCCAACCTCGATGACCGGGGAATACAGGACCGCCCATGGCACAGCGGCGACGGGTGGAAGGGCCCAGACCCCTTCAACGAGGAGGTGCCCTGCGACCTCGCCGTAGTCTGCGTCCCCACCCCCCAGGCCCCTGACGGAAGCTGCGACACCAGCATCGTCGAGGAGGTCGTGGGCTGGCTGGAGACCCCGCTGATCCTGCTCAAGTCCACGGTTCCGCCTGGGACCACCGACAGGCTGCGCGAGTCCACGGGCAAGCGGATCGTCTTCTCACCGGAGTACACGGGCGAGTCGGCGTACTACACCCCACCCCCCTACGACTTCGCAGACAGCGTGGCCAAGGAGCCCTGGTACACGTTCGGCGGGGATCCCGCGGACTGCGACGCCATCATCGAGTTCTTCGTGCCCATCGCCGGCCCGTGCAAGACCTACCACGTCACCGAGGCCCGCGTGGCGGAGATGGCGAAGTACGTCGAGAACAGCTTCTACGCCCTGAAGATTGCGGCGTGCTACGAGTTCAAGGCCGTGTGCGAGGCGCTGGGTATCTCGTGGCACCGTGTCCGCGAGGCGTGGCTACTGGACCCGCGGATCGGCCCTATGCACACCGCGGCCTGGACCAAGGAAGGCCCCCCGTTCGGGGGCAAGTGCCTGCCCAAGGATACGGCTGCCCTCGTGCGGTTCGCCCGCGAAGCTGGATACGACGCGTCCCTGTTCGCCGAGGTGCTGGCCACGAACTCTCGACTCACGCGCTGACGCTCGTCCGTGCTACGATGGCGCCCATCAGGAGGCGCCATGCTACGACGACGACTCGCACTCTTTGCCTTGCTTCTCTTCCTCGTGCTCCCCGCGTGGGCCGCACCGGACTGGTCTGCGTACATCGGGGAGTACGCCAACGACGGTGCGTGTTTGACGGTGATCCAGGCCAAGCTCTGGGACACCAACGGGGCGGCGCCAGGCGGCGATCCACAGACCGGCATGTGGTACTTCAACACCACGGACTCCACGGATCGGATATGGACGGGAGCGGCGTGGGTGGAGAGCGACGCCAACACCGCCGTCGCTACCAGCGCGGGGACGGCTCTGGCTCACGTCACGGCAAACGGAGCGAGCCATTCCGACGTCGCGAGCAACACGGCCGCGCGTCACACCCAGGGCACCGACCAGGGCCTCGACACCGGCGGAGCCAACGCGGTCACGGCCCTCACCATCACCGGGCACAACGCCAGCACCGCCAACCCACACTCGACAGGCGTCCCAAACCTCGTCGCCGGAACCAAGGCCCAGCTCGACGCGGCCATCTCTGACGGAGACGTGCGCCCGCAGTGGCAGACCGACCTCTTCGTGGACCAGACCTCAGGCAGCGACGTGACCCCGGGACCCTGGGGCTACGCGACGATCGGCGGGGCTCTGGCCGTGTCCGCGTCAGGCGATACCATCTTCGTCAACCCCGCCACGTATGCCGAGAACATCACCGTCCCCGAAGGCGTCCGCGTGTTGGGCGAGTGGGTCAACCTGACAGGGACAATCACGCTTCAGGGTGATGACAGCTACATCAGCCTGTACGCGCAGACCGTGGCCACGGGCACCGACGGGCTCACCCTGTCCGGCGTGAACAAGACGGCCTACGCCGACATCCGCTACCAGCTCAACGCTGGCACGGCAGACGGGATCTCCGTCACGGACTCGGCCTCGACCCTGTTCTACTCAGGCACCCTCCAGACCGTGGTCAACGGCGAGGGGCTGTCGAGCGGGTCGGCTGGCTCGGTCTACTACGATCTCCCTCTCATCCACGTGTCGGGCACGGGTACAGGCATCTACGTCTCGCCCACGGCAGACGCTACAGGCTATGTGGGGCAGATCGACGACGACGGCGCGGGGACCTGCATCTATGTCGAGGCCCTCGGTGGCGCTCGGCTGGAGGGGTCCCGTCTCGACTGCGCGACGGCGTACAACGTCGAGGCCACCGCGGAGCTGGTCCTAGACGTGAGCGAGGTCGTCGGAACCGAGACATGTACGGGCACGTGCGTGGTGATGGAGGACGGCGCTGTCGTAACCCACGTAGCAGACGTCACGACCAACCCCCACGCCACCGACATCGGCAACATCGGCGCGGGCACCCTGGACGGGCACGGACCCGGCGACGCTCGGCGAAATCACCGCATGGACCGCGGACCTGTCAGGCACCTACGACTGGAAGGCCGAAGGCACGGGAAGCACCGATCCGACGAGCGGGATCTATGTGACGTCCACGGACCTCGCCGACTTCACCACGCTCGCGGTCGGCAGCAACGTCATCACCTTCGACGTGTCGGCATCAGGGGCAGACAAGGAGGCGTTTCTCACCGTCGAGATCACGGACCTGCCTGATATGTACTTGGCCACCGAGTTCTATCTGGAGGTGGATCTCGACCTCGACGACAACGTCAACAACTTCGACACCACCGACGATGCGCTGGCCTTCAACTACATGAACGCGGCGACGACTGCGGCGACGACGGAGCGCCTCATCGGAAAGATCGACCGTGGCACAAACATCCGGATTTCATGCACCCGCGAGGTCAACGACGCAGGCACCAACTCGTCGTACACCGACATCACGAACCCGAAGAACACGGGACGTCTCCAGGTCATCGACACGGTCGGAAATCAGCACGCTCAGTTCTACGAGTCCACCGCGCACAACCTGACTCAGTCCGGCGCCCTGACGCAGACCACGCAACACTGTAGAACCGGGACGGGCATGTGGCTTGGGATCTGGTTCCGCGCAAAAAACGGCGGCCGTGTGGCGGGTACGATCTCGAACATCAAGGCTGTCGCAAGGTAAGGAGTGAGAATGAAGACCCTACTATTCGTCGCCATGTTGATCCCGTGGGCGGCGGCGGCCCAGCAGTCAGAGTGGCAGCTCGCGCAGTACGAGGACGGCAGCTATCACCAGGAGGGCGGGCTCGTGACCGTGTGGCCCATGGACGCCGAACTGTACGACAAAAACCGATGCGTGGGGCGCGAGGACTCCGGCCCGTCCACGTGTCTGTTCGAGTCACAGGAGCCGTTCTCTACGCTGGTCACGGTGGCCTACGACGACCTACCGCTCGAGCGGAAGTTCATGGCTCCCGTTGATTTCCGCTCCAACGAGGCAGGCAAGGTGAAGCCAGAGAAGCGGCCGGAACCGGAGCCGAAGCCGAAGGACAAGGGGCACGTCGGCATGATCGTCAAGGGCGGCCTCGGTACGCTGGGAGCCCTCGCCGCCCTCGGCACAGGCGCGGTCGTGCTGCGTGGGCGCAAGGCGTGATCGACTTCGGCGTCCCGAACTTCGACTTCGGCGAGCTGACCAAGTGCAGCCACGGCGGCGCGATGCACGCCCGCAACCAGGCGCTCGCCAAGGCCCCTGAGAGGCTCGCCAGCGGGCAGTGTCTCGCCCTGCTACTCCAGGTACTACGGGACCACGTGGCGTCCCCTGTGGACGTCGTGTGCGCGCTGCGGTACGCAGAGCAGATCGACGGCTTGTGGTACGGCTACGACGTCGCGGCGCAAGGCAAGGCACAGGGATCGACGAGCTACCGCCCGAAATCCCAGCACACCCGGTTCGAGGCCGCCGACGTCCACTGTCACGGGCACGACCTCGACGACGTGTGGGCGTGGCTCGCCGACGAATGTACCCACCCGTTCGGGCAGGTGATCAACGAGAGGCGAGGGGGCGCCCACTGGCTCCACCTGTCGATACCCGGCACGTCCCTGATCGACGGCCGCTGGATCGAGGGCGAGTGCCTGAGCTACGTCCACGGCCGCAAGCCCGCGTATCGCTACGAGCGGGACATCGCAGCAGTCCGCGCCCGCTGGCTCTGACCCCCTCCCCCAGCCTGCAGCCGGGGGCGACTAGTCCAGGCCCGCGGGGGCTAGGGGGTTGGTTCTCCACGGCTCTCCCAGCAAGCGGGGCATCGCAAGGACCTCGCCGGGCCAGCGCTGTAGATCGTCGATATGTCCTGTACCCATCCGAGTCCGCCGCAGGTGGTGCACCGCTCAGCTGCCAGCGCTTCGACAACCTCGCCAAGGTCGAGGCAGATGTGATCCGCCATCTTCACCATCAGCTCGGGCTCGGCGTCAGCGAGAAGAACGACCGTCGTCTTCCCGGCTCCACACGCCCACCCCAACTCCAGCGATGCAGACCGCCCGCACGGAAGCACGTAGACGCAGGCGTCGCACCAGCGGAGAGCGTCCATGTCGCTCTTGAATCCGGCTTCGGCGCGCTCGTGGTCGAGGCAATCCCGGTACTCCCCTGGACTCCACTCCTGCCAGTCGGTGTCGATGTCTGACCATGCGAACCCCCCTCCACCGTGCGGCGGGTTGCGGAAGTCGTAAACCTCGTGGCCTGCGTCCCGCAGGGCTTCCACGACGAACTGCTGATGCGGGTTGCGCCACGATGACGCTACGTAGACCTTCATCCTCTCGCCCCCTTCCTCAGCATCCACGCCCGTGCGGTCTGCGCGTGGTCCTTGTCATCGGTCCCGGCGCAGCCGCGGGCGAAGTCTCGAAGCGGGAGCTTCCTGAGAGCGGCTGCGCGCTTCATCCTGCGGACGGCTTTGGCTTGATCGGTACGTGGCATTTAATTCACCTTCCTAGTTGGGCCCATGACTGGGCACGGTGTAGATCCAGTCTACCGCCCCCCCGCCCGACCTGGCAAGCTGGAGTTGACGGTTGCCCGTCGTTGTCGTCGTTGCGCCCATCATCGAATCCGTGGCAAACTGATCCCGTGATTCGTGTGCACACGAGACGAGAGGAGAACCCCATGGGATGGAAGGAGATCGCAGTCGCTGTGCTTGTCATGGTCGGCTGCCTGTTCATGTCGATCACGGCCTACGCCGACGAGGCCATCGACTACAGCGAGGAGGGCCCGGCGTATTCCTACGCCGTCGATGCGCCCGTGGACGCCGCCCTGGACCTGTTCATGGTTCGGGCGGACCTGTCTCAGGACGAGAACGGCGAGGCATATGGAACCCCCTACGGCGACGACGGCGAGGTGACCGATGGGATGACGGCCGAGCGGCCCGACTCCTACGCATGGCCTTTGTGGTGCTCCAACGCCAGACAGGACACCTACACCGAGGACGAAAGCGAACACATGAACGCCGCCATGGATGCTGCGCACACCGAAGCCGAAACCATCACACGCGGCTGTTGACTCCGCCCCCGCAGTTTGCGGGGGCACAGCACTAGTCGAATACCCGCCGGGGGCCGTTGAGAAGCGGCCCTTCCTAGTTCTGCCCGTCGATCCGTTGAAGTCGTCGTCACAGTCGTTGCCGTCACAGAGACGTACAGCGTTGTCCCATCCAACACGCCCCGAGTCCCATGCCCTGGCGCGGTCTTTGCAGTCGTTGTCGTCGCAGTCCTCGTCGAGCCATCTGCCACGCCCGATCCGACATCCACCGCCACGCTCCGAGGGGGTGCGCCGGGACCGCCGTGATCCCGCTGGCTTGCGGGGGTAGTGACATGACAGGGAACCGGATCGGGTCTCAGTTGTGGTATGCTCTCCATCGACAGGGCCACATCGGGACTGATCCCCCGGTGACGCTGGACCACCTCCCGGCCGGCCCCTGTCATAACCTCGGGGTGGTGGAGGTGGAAGTCATGGCAGATCAAAAAAAACACCTAGCCGACGATGGCCGCGAGTGGACAACTGGAGCCCCAGAGGTTGGAGACGAGTGGCTGTATTGGGTGGCGAAAAAAGTCCACGACGTCGCGTTAGGGTCTCATTATTCCGTGTTCGCAATTGCGTACTGTTGGACATATGAGTCGGACAGAACGCCCCCGTTTTGGATGGTTGTAGAGATATTCGAATACCAAGAGCCGAGAGCGTATCGAAGCTACTGGGATGAAGACTGGATTAAGACACCCGCCAGGAAAGATTATCCAGCTGGTGTTTGCGGCGAAAAGGCTGTTCAGTACTTTCTTGGCGACGAAGAATATATCAAGGGAGCTTTCCGGGTGTGATACCCTGCTTGCGATGGTGACGCCCCGAAACCCCGGAGCGCCACCGGCCCGAACCTGACTGAGAGGATCGAACCATGCCGAAATCATACCTGTATCGAAAGAAACCCGTCGAAGTCGAAGCCTTCCAGATGACCCACGAGCGCCGCGTGGACAACCGCGACTGGCCCAACTGGCTCAACCTCGCGTGGCAGTTGGAGCGTGGCGAGCCCGGGTCGCTGTCACCCGCTATCCACGGCACAAGCGACGGAAGGCTGGTCATCATGACTCTCGAAGGTGAACACTTCGTCTCGTGGGACGACTTCATCATCCAGGGCGTCAAGGGTGAGTTGTACCCGTGCAAGCCCGACATCTTCGAGGCGACCTACGAGAAAGTGGAGGACTCCCCATGACCAGATTCTACTTCATTCTCGCGGCCCTCGCCGCGCTCCCCATGCTGCTCGGAGCGAGCTGCAACACCAACACCAACACCACCGACACGCCCCCGCCCGCCCCGGAGTTCACCGCCGCCGACGTGGTAGCCGTGACCGCCTTTGCCTCACAGGGCGCCGCGCTGTCCCGCGAGCTGCTCATCCAGTCCGGCGACTTCGACGGCTGCATGGTCGCCAGCGGCTTCGTGGACGGGCTCGCCGCGGTCCACGGCTACGCCCCGGAGATCGAGGCCGAGGTGCTGGAGCCGGACGGGCGCATTACCTTCCCGGCGTGGAGCTTCGACGGCACCCCGTGCGAGTCCCTGTTGCCTGCAGACTGGCCCCCGGTCGAGCCGAGCCCGGAGATCGCCGCCATCGCACAGCCCATGATCGAGAGCACCCTCGGACTCGTGTCCATGCTCATCGAGCGCCAGGCCCCCACAGATGGTGAGGACTGCGTGAGATCCAAGGTCGCAGCGGCGCTACTCAAGACGGGCGCCACGCAGATACCAGCGGCCCTCGATGACGTGTGGCTGGACGCGGATCTCAAGATGGAGATCGGTGGCTTCGACGTGGACTACAGCGGATGCGAGGTGGACCCGCCGATGCTGGACACGATGAACCCGGTGCCGGGGCTCCAGTGACCCGCTACATCTACACCAGCGAATGGTGGCTCGACCCCTACTGGCCGCTGTCCACGGCCGCGACGTACACCTCCCCCGCGTGGTGGACGGTGTGACCACCCGCCCCCACCATCGCGCGCGGACCCGTTGCGCCATCACCCTCCAGGCCAAGCTCCGATCCCTGTCGATCTGGGATAGCCGGTGGGACGGGGCCGTCGTCTTCCACTTGTGGGACCAGGCCGACGCCGCCAAGGTGGGCCGATCCGCTCCCGGCTACGCACTCCACGGTGACGGCTACTACCTCGCCCTCGGAGACGGACCACTGGAGGCGATCGGCCGGCGTGCACCCGCCGCACATCGATACGTCCGGGGGGCTCGTCGTCTCGCACGTCCCCGGCCCAGCTGGCCGACGCCCTCGCCGCTGGAGGTGATCCAGGCGCTGACGGGGATCGTGGGTTTGGCTGGCGGGATTCGGGGGCTGCTGAAATGAAGCTACCCTCCACGCTCGTCATTTGCGGACGCCCGTACTCCGTCGTCGAAGCCCCGATCCATGAGATAGGCAACGGCGATGGGTGCATCGGGTATGTGGACCCGCTGACCGAGACGATCACCATCTACGACAAGGCCCAGCCAATGAGGCAGTTAGAGGTGCTTCTGCACGAGACGCTCCATGTCCTCAGCGACGACCTGTGCCTCGGCATGGAGGAGGACGCCGTGCACGCGCTGGGCGTGGCCCTCGCCGACACGCTGACGAGAAACGGGATCGTGAAGCTATGATGGATGCACCCACAGGCCGGGTTTGCCGGCGTGATCAGATGATGAGCTGCAAGGTGTGCGGGGTCGTCATGTGGTACGACTTCGACGTCCCGGATGACCACTGGAAACGCATCGTCCCGGCTCACTTCCAGGCCCGCGTGATCTGCGCGGGGTGCTTCCATCGGTTCGCTCTGGCTGGCGGAGTCAGCAGGTGGATACCAGACGAGGCGGAAGACCTCCGGGGGATGCTGTCCGGCCCCGTCGCCCAGTGTGAGTTTTGGCGCGGGCGGGCGCTAGCTGCTGAGTCCGTGGCGGAAGAGGCATGTAGACGATTGGAGGAATTGGAGAAGCCGTGACCGCGTGCTAGACTGCCAGCAACTCCTCGCCGGGATGAGGCGAGACCAACCCGAACCAGAGGAGTACCCCGTGAACAACATCAAAGTCGGACGCTACACCAACCCCGCCAACGTGGGCTATCAGGGGTGGATCGAACCAGAGGACAGATCCTGGATCGCCTTCATCGACCTCGACGGCCGCCCGAAGTTCTACCTCCACCGCGATGAGAAGGGCGGAGTGATCGAAGACTTCGACGACGACGGGCGATGCGCCGAGACCGGGACAGAGCCAGCCCCGCCGCGAGAGTAGCCACACCCCCCGCCACAGACGATCCTAGCCCTCGCGCGCACCCAGGGGTATCCTGGCCACAGACGCCCCGCTGGAGGGCGCACAGCGCGTGGAGGCTCGTATGGACTTCGTCAACCGAATCCTCTTCAAGGCTACCGGCCGCAAGGTCGTCGTGTTCGCTGCCGCCACGGGGCTGCTGTGCTTCGACTTCATCGGGAAGGAGGAGTGGATGTGGATCGCGCTGGGCGTGGCGGGGCTGACGACGCTGGACAAGTTCCCCGGCATCTTCAAGAGCAAGTCCGATGCGTGACCTATGGGACTCCCTCATGGACGCCCTGTTCGGCGCCGCCACCCACCGCGAGCGGCAGCGGGCCGCCATGTACGCCAGGCAGACACTCGCCACGTGGGAGAGACACCGCGACGGAGACCCGCCGGAGGCCGCGGACTACATGGTCGAGGCCGCCCGCTGCGTGATCGACTGGTACGGGGACGCGGCACCGCAGCACACGAGGATCGCCCAGCTCGTGATGGAGGAGGTGGGCCGTGAGTAGCTGGGCACTCCCCGACTACGCCCCCCGCGAAGAGGATACCCTGTCAGACGCGATCCCCCGTGCCACGGCGACGCTCCGGGCGGCACGGCTACGACTGGAGGCGATCGATGCCCGAGGACCACGACGACCACCTGGGGGCAGTTCAGAGCAGCGACCCGGCGGCACTTCGGGAGGCCTACGCGCGGCTGGCCCTGGAGCTGGACCGCGTGACCAGGGAGCGCTCGGCGATGGCCCAGCACGCGCAGGAGACGGCGGCCACGGTGGCGGCCCTGTCGCAGACGGTGGAGGCCGTCGAATTCAGTCAGGCGTCGATGGAGACGAGACTCGAGGAGCACGTCCAAGCCTGGGGAGCTTGGTCGGCCGATCTGTCCGCGAGCGTATCCGAGATCCGGGGGACGCTGTCCACGGTATCGTACAGCCCGACGGCTACGGTATCGGTGCCTACTACGCCGCCGCCGCCATCGCCACCCACGGTGCCAGAGCCCATGTGGACCCATCACAAGTGGCCGCTGATTCTCCACGGGCGCAGCGGGCGTCAGCTTCCATGGCTGGTAGCGGGGATCTTCGGGGCCGCGCTGGTGCTGTGGCTCGCGGGGTCCATGGGCTGGCGCGCCGCGGACTTCAGGCGGGCGCAGCCGTCGGCCGTGGTCTCGCCGTCGCTGCAGGTGCCGGCGCCGTAGCCTACGCGGTGGGGGCGATCCTGGGGTGCCTGGGGGGCTAGCCCATCCAGGCGAGCCCCTTCTCCCACCGGACCCTGTCAACGATCTCAGTGCTCGGCTGGTACGTCCCAGGTAGCCACCGCTGCGCTCGGTTCCCCGTCGTGTGTGGCCGCCCCTTCACCTTCGCAGCCTCACGCCACCCAGCCGCGCGGTAGCTCGTCCCAGTTTCGTCATGCCGTGTGTAGCTCACGAGGTAGGCACATCCGCGGCGTTGGGCCTCTTTCCATGCTGCCCCGAGGAGAAACGACGCGGCGTTCTTGTGGCCCCACGTGCACAGCCTCGTCACCTCCCACGCGCCGCGAGCCTGTAGCGTCGGAGCGGTTGGATTGCCGACGATGACGACACCGACAAGCCCATCGCCGTCGTAGGCCCCGATCCCGAACCGCCAGCCCACGAAGCCGTCAAAGGGGGAGTGCTGTTCCTTAATGGTCTCACGCGCGAGCCACTGATCGACGAAGCATGACTCCATCACTCCCCCCACCCCAGCCCGCACAGCAGGGCCACGGCGACCACGGCGATCACCAGGATCACGGGGCCGGCGGTGTCAGGCATGGGCGATCTCGTCCACGAACAGATCCACGGCGTCGCGTAGGTCGTCGGCGCACTCGCGTAGTTGCATCGCCTCGTCTTGGTGCACGCTGCCGATCTCTGCAGAGTCGGCGTCCCATCGTGCGGCGAGCGCGCGGACGTTGGCGACCATTGCCCCTAACACCTCCACCTCCCCCCGCAGCCTCTCCACCTCAGCCTGCGCCGCCTCCCAGTTGTCACCGTGGGTGTCCTCCATCTCCCGGGCGTTGTCCCTCTCGATGCGGAGCCTGGCGATCTCGCGCTGATCATGGTGTCGCAATTGCTTCACCTCCATATGCCCAGCGGCCACGCAGTCAGCGCCTTCAGCGTATGGCGTCAGTGCCGCCGCGCTGGCCATGTAGCGGCTCTTGTGCGCGCAGTACGCATCTTCGGTGTGCGGCCCAACTCGCGGCGGGTACATGAGCATCACGCCGCCCTTGGCTCCGGCGATCCATTCTTCGAGATCGTGGATCTTGGCGTTGGCCTCAGCCAGCGTCTCGCGCGCTTCCAGAAGTTGATTGATCTGCTCGTGCCTGTCGTCGTTGATCTCGTTGCGTTCCTTTCGCAACCGCGTGATGGTGTCCTGGTCCTGCTTCTGGATTTCCATCGATCCTTCGAGGACACCTTCGAGCGCCAGCACGCGACCGCGGTAGAACTCCCGCTGAGACACGGGGTCACCGAGGACGCCCTTTCCCCACTTCATGTCACTCATCCCCGTCCTCCCCTTCGTAGCAGCCACACACGCACTCGTTGGGCCTCTGGCCGCAGCAGCAGTCCGGCTCGATGGTGGCCTCGATGGTGCGGGCGTAGTCGACCAGCCGGGCGGCGACCGAGCACGACACGGCGTCGCCGTCAATGACGCACTCGTGTGCGCTCTGGCGGAACCGCTGGGCCATCGCTGCGAACCGTTCCACGGCGAGCTCGAACTCCCGCAACCTCTCCACCTCCCCCCGCAACCGCTCGATCTCAGCCGTCGCCGCCTCCCAGTTGTCGCCGTGGACGTCCTCCATCTCGCGGGCGTTGTCGCGCTCGATGCGGAGCCTGGCGATCGTAGCGCGGTAGGCGATCCCTTGCTCCAGCGCGCGAGCGAGCCTGTCCTTGAGGTTGTCCCACTCCACCTGGCGCTGTCGATCGGATGCGATCTGTTGCCAGTGGGCAAGGGCAAGGTCTCTGCGATCAATGGCATCCAGCGCCTCGGATCGCCACACCTTCGACGCCTTGTCTGGGCGGCGCATTTCACCGCCGAAGCTCCACCCATCCTCGATTGGTTTGAATTCAGCCATCGGAGTCCTCCAACGCCGCCCGCGCGTAGCACGGCAGACACCACTCGGTCAGACAGTCGCCGGACTCGGCGCATGCGCGAAACGAGACGTGACCTGGCGCGCGTTCGCACGGCTGGTCTGCGATCCACTGGAGGTGCTTACGGAGCCTGGCACTTTCCTCCATCGCTTCGATCCGCTCCTCCACCGCGCGGTCGTGGGCCTGTTTCCATCCGGCGATCACGATCTCCGCCGTCGCCGCCGGCCCCACCGGGATCGTCCGGCGCCGCGGTGCCGACGCGATCGCCTCGTCCACGATCCGCGAGCACTCCGGGCAGCCGTCGTCGGTGATCGGCAGGCCGTGGCGGACGCATTTGTGGTCAGCCATCACTCCTCCAGGTCTCCGTGGGACTCGCAGGCTCGCATCGCCTCGCGGTGCCTCGCCCACGCTGCGACCCATTGGTCGTTGGTCATCGCATCGCCAAGCACGCCGGCGGACATCCCCAGCTCCCGCAGACGCTCACACCGCGCCTCCATCTCCAGCCAGCTGCGGGCGAGGCGGGGGAGGTCGTCGGGTTTGTCAGCTGGCGGGCGCTTCCACCGGCTGTGGTTGTCGCACAGGCTGCACTGGATGACAGCCCCGGTTTCCCACGTGCACGTTTCGCAGCACACCGCATCCAGCATCCCCTCGACCTCCTCGCGTGTCAGGTCCATCACAGGCCTCCCGGGTGGATGCCGAGCACCTCGCGCGCATGCTCCATCGCGTCGCGCCAGTCGTGCCCGAGGTTACGGTTCTCCCACTCGCAATCGCTGCTGGCCATGAGGTCGAGTAGTGCGCGGCGTAGGGTGTCCCGCTCCCCCCGCACCCGCCGGACCTCGGCCTCCAGCAGCCCCACGGCCAGCACCAAGCGCGTCCGGGCATCGGTGCAAGCGTCGGCGCACGGGTTCCGCCCGAAGGACTCGGCGTACTCGTCAGCAGCGCGGATGATGTCGTGTCGGTGGGTCATGGCGTAGCCTCCCAGTGATCGTGGTACTCGGCGTTCCGCAGGCAGTACCGGCACGCGATGATGGATTCGCTGGAGTCCGATCCGAGATGCCGGCACAGATCGCACGACGGCGATACCAGGGACAGGAGGGCGGCGCGGGACTCCAGCCTATCGGATGACGAAGATCCGCGGGCGTTCGTCACTAGCTCGGCGATAACCGCGTTCTCCAGCGCATCCACCGCCGCCTCGATCTCGTCTCGTGTCGTCACAGTCACCTCCTAGCCCCCGGCCGACACCATGCCGGCCGGGAGCCGTGGGGCCGCGCGTCTCGTGTGATCGCGGCCGGGTTCGGCATCGCGTGTGGGTGCTGCCCAACACGACGGCTGCCGCTGTTCATCTGTACTCCGGGATCTCGTGAGCGACGATGAGCGCGGCGGCGACGGCGGCGCCCCTGGACACACCGCGCACATCGTGGCCCGGGTTCAGCGCGTCGATCGTGTGGTACTCCTGGACCGCGTAGGAGTACTCGGGCTCGCGGCCTTCAAGGTAAAACACGACTGCGAAGGGCCACGCCTCCAACAGGATGTCCTCCAGGGCTCCGCGGGTGGGACCGTCGGATAGGTCTGGTAGGGCCGCGTTGGAGCTTGTCCACGAATACAACGGCCAACGCATCCCGCTGTCTTCGTCGTCGTCCCATTCCCGTTCTGGGTGTACGCCGTAGAACCCGCTCACCTCCCCGTCCGAAGGCACTCTCACCTTGCCAAGACCGAGGTGCGGCAACAGTTCTCCAACTGCATCCACTATTCCAGGAGCCGCCGCGCTTATCCCATCTACGTCATCCTTGGTGTACCTACTGAGTTCAGCGATTCGGATCACGTCGCGTGGGAATTGCGTTTCATCACGGAAGGCCAGCATCCCCGCACGCCACCGCCCCGTCTCCGTCAGCCACCTGCCGATCCGCTGTGAGGGGGTCATCGAACGCCCTTCCCAAACGCGCGACAACTGTCGCCGTGGCCGCGGTCCTTCGGCGCGTTGCAGAATAGGCAGAATGAGTGGTCGTCGTAAGCATCCCTGACCCACTCGACCTCGTGGAGCAGGGAGGCATCACGAGACACCCCGCCGGCCCATGCCTCGTTGCGCTCTGTGCACAGCGAATGAAGCTCATCGGCGCGAGTCCTCAGCCGCACCACCTCCCCCTCCAGCTCCGCCACCCGCGCGGCCTGTGATTCGACGAGGGCGAGGAGGGCCGGGATGTCAGTGCGGGCGTGGGCGAAAAAAACGGCGTCGGGGCGTGAGCGGAATCCGGCTTCGACGTCGTCGCCCTGTACGCACATGACAACCAGGTCTCGCCCGTCTCTCGCCCGAATCCCGGTCAGCCTTCCACGTATGTCTATGTCGAGCGGGCCTGGCGTCGCAGCAGCCTCCCTCGCGCGGATCTCTTCGAGGTTCGGATCGGTGGTCATGTGGTCCTCCACAAAAGATCCCCGCTCCGGCCAGCAGTGGGAATCGAAGACAACCACGAAAACGACTCAGACGCGTAGCCGGAGCGGGGAAACCTGAATTTCATTTGTGGTCCTCGTGGTTGTCATCGGCACCAAGCCTATCCCCCCAGCTCCAGCCCCGTCAACCGGAATTCCGCGATCGCTGTACGTCTCGCCAGTCTCGAATTATTTACGTGCTATCGGAAAAAAAGCGAGGGTAGCCGCTTGCATTAACCACGGCCCCGTTGTATTCTTTACTCACCACGGAGGACGACGACATGAGCAAGCACTACATCATCACACAGACCATCGGAACCAAGAGCCGCGACCTGTCCGGCCGCTACACCACGAAGGCGACCGCCGAGATGATGGCGCGAGTCGAGCGGAAAACGAACCCCGCAGCCAAGGTCACAGTCTGGCGCGTGGACTCCAGCGGATACACGCTGGCCGCGTAACCACCCACCGGCCCCCACGGGGGCACACGAACGGGAGAGACCATGGCCATCACCACCAAGATCGAAACCATCACCGTCACCTCGACCATCCACACCGCGGGCTCAACCATCGTGGAGAAGGGGACCATCCGCGTCCGCATGCCCTCGAACTACAACCCGGCCTTCGTCACCGCCGACGACATCGAGAACGACCCGGCCCTGGAGATCGTCGGGGACGAGCCCGAGCCCATGGACACCACCACCATCACCATCACCCACGACGGCACCGAGTACACCGTCACCCTGCACGCGGACAAGCGCGTCACCGTCGAGCGGCACAGCCCGGGCCTGCGCGAGGTCGTGGCCAACCAGGGACGGTGGAACGGCGTGGCCGTCGAGGACGACCCCGCGCGCCTGGGAGACGAGCTGTGGGACGCGGTCGATGCGGCCTGCTACGAGATGGAGGGCTAGACCATGATCGAGCACACCTACTTCCGCGCCCGCATCACGCTCGGCTGCTCCATCGTTGGGTACGCCAGCGCGCACAACCCCGGGACCCGCGTGACCACCGAGACCAAGGGGCGACACCAGCACTGGACCGCGGCCAAGGCCAGCGCCGAGGCCTACCTGGACGCGCTCGGAGATGAGGGCGAGGGCTACGGGTACGACTACCAGCTGCAGCGCGTCACCATCGACGTCGAGAACTTCGAGGTGCCCCGATGAACACCCCCCAGCAGATCGCCCGCCGCAAGGCACGCAAGCGCGTGAAGCCCACCAAGGAACAGATCGACCGGCTGGCAGCAGAGGACGCGGCGCTCGACCGCTGGGCACCCTACGACTACGACCCGCGCGGCGAGGACCAGTGGGAGCGTGAGCGTGACCGGCAGGCGGAGAGGTACTGATGGGCGTCTCCGATCACTGGATGAACATCATCGACGACTGCCCGATCCACGGGCGCACACTGGCCGACTACCTGGAGGAGGACGACATGGTGAGTGACGAAGCACGAGACGAGGCGCTGATTCGGAGCGAGGGCACCAACCGGCGGCTATACGGCCGCGTGCTGGACCTGGAGGCCCGCGAGATCCACAACCGGCGGCGGATCGCCGAGTTGGAGACGGCCCTGATGGAGCTGGCCGCGCGACTCCACGGCCGGCCGGCAAGCCCGGGATACGAGCGGGCCATGGGAATCATCGAGGTACTGCGGCGCTGGGAGCTCGTTGGCAACCCCGCCGGACACATCGACCACCTCACGCGGCGCGGGCTTTTCGCGCAGTGGCAGCGGGCGGTCGAGGATTACGAGATGGGCGAAGGAGACTCGAAATGACCAGGATCGTAGAACTCAACGTCGAGGCCGTGAAGCGGATCACGGCTGCCCACATCAACCCGGACGGATCGCTCGTCATCATCGGCGGGCGCAACGCACAGGGCAAGTCGAGCGTGCTCGACAGCATCGCCTACGCCATCGGCGGCAAGCGGCTGTTGCCGGCCGAGCCGCTGCAGCGCGGGGCAGACAAGGGCAAGGTCTCGGTCACGCTGGACGACGGCGTCACCATCACGCGGACCTTCACCCCCGGCGGCGGCGGAACGCTCAAGATCGAGACGGCGGACGGCATGTCCCCGAAGGGCGCCCAGGGATGGCTGGACGCGCGGATCGGGGCGTTGAGCTTCGACCCCACCGCTTTCCTCCGCGAGAAGCCGCAGGACCAGGCGGCAACGTTGCGCCGGCTGTGCGGCGTGGACACGACCGCCATCGACTCCAAGCGCAAAGCTGTGTACGACGAGCGAACGGAAATCGGGCGGGATGGTGCGCGAGCCAAGGGCGCGGCGGAATCGGCACTGCACCACGACGACGCCCCCGCCGAGGAGGTGTCCATCGAAGTCCTGATGCAGCGACGGCGCGAGGCTGGCGGGCAGCACAACGCCCATGCCTCGGCCGTTCGCGCGGTCGAGGAGATGCGCCGCAACGCAGCCGGATGCGAGCGGGATGCCGAGGCCATCGAGGCGCAGAGCATCACGGCACTCGCCAGCGCCAAGGCCGCCGCCGAGGAGACGCGCCGCCGTGCCGAGGAGATGATCCGACAGGCCGAAGAGGCGCTGCAGCGGGCCGAGGTGGAGGCCGCGGCCGAGGCGAAGCGGGCGAAGTCTCTGAGGGCCCACGCCGCCGCGGTGGAGACCGAGGCCGCGAATGAGGACAAGACCGCCGCCAAGCTGGCCTCGGCTCTCCCCGACATCGACGCCATCGACGCCGAGATCGCCGGGGCCGACCTCGTCAACCGCAAGGTGCGCGACAACCGCGACCACGCCCGCAAGGTGGAGGCCGTCGAGGCCCTGCGCGCACAGTACGAAGCCAAGACCGCGGAGATCGCGGCGCTGGATGCACAGCGCGCCTCGATGTTGCAGGCGGCAGCGTTCCCGGTCGAGGGGCTCGGAATCAACGACACGGGCGTCGTCACGTACAACGACATCCCCCTGGACCAGGCCAGCCAGGCCGAGCAGATCCGCGTCTCGCTGGGCATGGGGATCGCCATGTCGCCGGAGTTGCGCATCATCCTCATCCGCGACGGCTCCCTGCTGGACGCCGACAACCTGGCTCTGATTGCCGAGTTGGCCGAGAAGGCCGACGCCCAGGTCTGGATCGAACGGGTCGGTGGCGCTGACGAGGGCGCGATCGTCATCGAGGACGGGCAGGTGGTGGCATGACCCCCCGCCGTGGACGCCCGCCGCTACCAGGCCCGCAGGACCTCCGCGTCTACAGGGTCCGCGAGCGCGACCCGGAGACCGGGAAGATCCGATACCGGGAGCCGCTGGGGTGGGTGTGTCCCGACCTCAAGGCGGCGATCCTGAACGTCATGCTGGGGGTGGAGTTCAAGGCCAGCGTCAAGTGGGGCCGGCGATACGACGAGGTCATGCGCGAGGACTGCCCGGGCATCACCGAGCGCGAGCTATTCCAGGCCGCCGCGGTGCTTGGCGTAGATTTTCGCAGGCTTGCGATTAAATCCCCACACGACGGCGGAGCGGTGGTAGACTGTTCCCACCACGGAGACGACCGATGACACCAGGAATCAAGGATCTTGTCGGGCGCGAGCCCATAGCAGCGGCCCTCGCAGTCGGTATCAAGGGGCCGAGTGGAGCCCCCACCGAGCGCGACCGCTTCCACGTTCTCAACCCGTCCGCACAGCTCAAGCAGTTCGGCCAGCGCTCCGGCCTCGTGCGCGAGCCGCACCCCAGCTTCGGCCCGTTCAACGGGGCCCCGGCTGGCAACCGTCAGACCGTCAAGGCCCGGCTGGCGCACGCCACCGTCGAGGAGTGCTGGACGTACAGCCTCAAAGCCCAGGTACTCCCCGGCATCTCGCATCCGAAGCGTGCCCCGGCGTGCAAGGGCAACGGCGTCAAGGCCGATCGGTACGACCCGGAGCGCGACACCTACCACACCATCGACTGCCCGCACGACAGGTGCCAGCACCGTCAGGCAGGGGACCGCAAGCCGGCCGCGTGTAAGCCGTGGATGCGCTTCCTGGCGCGCTTCGACTTCATCCGCACCGAGGATGGCAGGGGCTTGCCGAACATCGCATTCAAGTACGAGTCCGGCAGCTGGAACACGGTCAAGGCGTTCCTGGGCTTCTTCGAGTCCTTCGCGCGCAACTGTCGGAACCTGGGAGTCGAGCCGGCCGACGTGCCGCTGTTCGGTCTCCCCGTCGTGCTGCAGCTCCAGGAGAAGACCGACGCATCGCAGCAGCGCCGGTTCCCCGTGGTCACGCTGGCCGTGTCTGGCGACGACGACATCATCGCCTGGATCTTGATGCAGCGCGCGAGGATGGACGAACTCAAGGCGCTCCCGGCGCCCGCGCGGATCATCGACGTGCAGGACGACAACGACCCGGACCTGATCAGCGGCCCGCAAGGGCTGGGAGGATGACCATGCACCGCTCAACTACACTGAACACGATGCTCAGAACATGTCCGGCCGCGTTGGACATGTACGACGCCCACGTCCCCTACGACCGCGAGGTCTACCAGTATGGCGTCGCCTCCCACGCGATCCTCGAGGCCATCGTCAAGCACCCCGATCACGACCCTTCCGAGTTGGCCGAATCCGTCGTGCGCGAGCTGGTCACCAACGGCCGCAGCTTCTACGGGCACGCAGAGCCCCCGATGGACGTCCACGCGGCCACAGAGGGCCGAGACGTTGCGCTCGGCTGGCTGGCCCGCGACTTCGACGGCATCGATCCCAGGTGGCAGGCCGAGGTCATGCTGTCCGTGGATCGCAACTGGAACCCGTGCGACAGGGGAGCCGCGTGGCTGCACGGAATCATCGACGTGGTGGGCCCCTGCGAGTACGAAGACGACGAGATGGCCATGGAGGGCGTGCTCGTGCGGGACTGGAAGGGGTCCTACCAGACCGAGGAGGCCGACCTGCAATCGCTGCAACAGAAGATCCAGACGCTCCTCGTCGTCGCCCACCACCCCGACGCCGCGTTCATCCGGCGACAGGTCACGAACCTACGCACGGGCCAGACGTTCTCCGAGGATCTGTGGTTGGACGACGAGGGCCGCGAGACGCTCGCACAGTGGCGCCGGGACATCGCGCACGTGTGTGCTCAGGCGGAAGCCGTGGGACCCGATGGGCGGCGTGTGGCGCGGCCTGGACCGCGGTGCGGCGGGTGCCCGTATGTGCTGTCGTGCTCAGACGCGACACAGGGACTGCCGATGGGCTGGACGTGCGACCGCGACGAGTACACGGACATCGACCAGCTCGCTCGCTACTACGCCATCATCGACGCCATGCGGACCGAGATGGCCAAGACGCTCCGCCACGCCACCAAGGAAGGCCCCATCGCCGTGGACGGGGGGACGGTGGGCTACTCGACTCGTGAGACCCGCGAGTCGGCCCCAGGTGCCGCCGAGGCACTGGTCCGCGCGTGGGTACAGCCGACCGACTGGCCCTCGTGGGAGCGGGAGAACGCCGCCGTCATGGGGCTGCTCACAGCGATCCAGCCGGGGGCGTCGAGCGTCAAGTCGGTGGGTACGATCCTGTACCCCGGACGTGGACCGACGAAGCTCTCCGACTTCAAGGATCGGCGAGCGCAGCTGGAGAACGAAACCCTGACCACCAAGATCGGCACCGTGTTCGGTGTCACGAAAGGAAGTTGACATGCTGACCACCAAGACCATCCCCGTCACCATCGAGAAGACCATCCACGAGTGCGCCTGCGAGCTTTGCCCGTCTGCCTGGGAGGTGTCCGACGACGACGCCCAGGTGATGATCCTCCCCGACCGCGAGCCCACGATCCGCATCGAGCACGAGGGCGGCGAGGTGCTGCTGTACGACCTGTGTGACGGGTGCGCGGCGTTCGTGCGCGACGGCCTGGACCGGCTGCTCACGCCGATCTCGCGGGCGCGGCGGTACGGCACGCAGGCTGCCCCCCAGGACCCGCAGGCCGCCGCGGTGGACGAGGACGCGGGTGGGGACGGCGACGGGGCGGAGAAGGGCGGAGACGATGCCTAGCCTCGAAGTACACAAGCGCTTCTCAGTCGAGGTTCAGTCTCACGAGGTTGCCGAGCTGTTCATCGACGGCACCGACGACTACCAGGCCGACGTGATCGAGGTGATTGCGGACGGGTTCGAGCAGTGGGGCGTGATGAAGGCTGACACACAGTGCATGCACGCCGTCGAGGCGCTCCCGCCGAAGGGCCGCGCGTGGCTCAAGCAGATGGCCGGCTGGGTCGAGTGCCTGGAAGACGAAGCGCGAAAGGCGACCGAGCCAGCCGGCCCGACCGGCGAGGGGAGGCGGTGATGGCGACGTTCATCGAGATCACCAGGCTCGACGGGTCGAAGGGCGCCGTCAACGTGGACCAGATCGTCTCCGTGTGGCGCAAGACCGACAACAACCGGGACCAGTTTCCTCCCGGCATGAACACCGGGATCACCACGATCGTGGCCAAGGGGCTGTCGGCCCTGCACGCCGCCGAGCACTACCCCGCGGTCATGGCCCTGATCGCGCGGGCCGGGGCGAAGGTGGTCCGATGATGTCCGCAGTCTGGAAATACACGCTCAAGGCCACATCCAGCCAGATCGTCGAGATGCCAGCGGGGGCGAAGGTCCTGTACGCAAGGGAGCAGTGGCGGGAGGTGTGCGTGTGGGCGCTCGTGGACGTTGATGCTCCGGCCGTGCAGCGAGTGTTCTGGGTGTACGGAACCGGGCAGGACATCTATGGCGACAAGCCGACCAACGCGAAGTACGTCGGCTCGGCTCACCTCCACGGCGGGGCGCTGGTGTTCCACGTCTTCGACCTCGGCGAGGTGCCGACATGACCCGCCTACTCACCATGATCCGCCGTCTGCGCCACCGCGGCATCGACGTGCCCCGCTCGCTCTGGTACGCGCCGGGTCACTGCCGGGTGCCGGGGAGGCTGCCATGATGGAGCGATTCTGCGGCAACTGCGCACACGAGGGCAGCGGGTCGATCTCGTGCGCCCACTGTGACGACGGCTACAGCGGGTGGACGCCGCTGGGTGATCCCGTCGCCCGCTGGAGATCCACCGCCCGCCGCATGGCCCACGACGCCCGCGGCTGGCGCCGGCAGGCCGAGACGGACGCGGAGACCGTGGAGGAGTGCAAGGCCCGGATGGAGATCCAGGCGGGCGAGATCGGGCGGCTGAAGGCAACGGCCCGCACGATGGCGAGGGAGGCGAGGGAGTGGCGAGGAGCGATGGAGGACCTCGACACCTACGACGGCAACGCAGCTGTCTGCATCCGTGATCAGTTCGAGTCGATCCACAGGCTGCGAGGCATCCTCCGCGAGGCCGCGTCCATCCTCGCCAATGCCACCGAGACTCACCATGACTACGCTGGCACCGAGGCCGTCGCCGCGCTGGCCCAGGTGGCCGCCCAGGTGATCCGGCTGCAGGACGAGACCATCGCGGACAGGGACGCAGAGATCGCACGATTGGAGAGGGCGATCGCCTGGGAGCGAGAGGTGGTGGTGCCTGACCTCGTCTCCGAGCGAGACGCACGAGGGGCCATCCTCGACAACGGCTGCACGCTGCTGCTCAAGGCCATGGGCACCTACGAGCCTGGGCCTGGACGACCGATGTGGATCTACACGATGCGAGACGCGTCCGAGACGATCGCCCGGTTGCGCCGCGTGATGGAGGACC